CTGCGTAGGTAACAATATTGAAAATGTTGAATTAGATTCAATGTGGGACGGCTGCTGGGAAGATATTGATTTTCCCGAGGACTTTGATGAAGATGAAAAAGAACGTCTAATGGAACAGATTGATGAAAAAGGTATCTACGAAGTTCTTGAAGGTAATGAAGGCTGGAGTCAAAACGAGTGCCAAGCATGGATTTGGGGACCAATCTTGATTGAGGATGAAAATGGCAATCAAGTTCGTATCATTGCAGCAGACGAAAATGGTAATGTTGTAGATTTTAAGGAAGAAGAATGAAACGTGATTACAACTCAGGTGTTGCAGACAGCATCACGTTCTTCACAGGCGTAGAAATTGAACGTACTCCTGCGTATGGAATGAAGACTCTATTTGTAGTTAGTGTCCACGATCCATATATTATTATGGAACTTGCTCGCAATAATAATTGCAAACACATTTACTTTGGTGCTAATCAAAGTTTTAAAACTAAAGGCGTTAATGATGCAGAAACATGGCGCCCTTGGGAAGATATGATCTATGTCTGTCTAGATGCAGAAGATGGTTTTTGGTGTACACTAGACTTTGATGTATCCGAAACTGAAGGTCTTTTGGAGAGTGGACTTACAGAAAAACGTAGATTTATTCCGCAGATTAGTGTAAAATTACCTTATATTAATCAACTAGGCTATAATGCTACGTTAAAGATTGATGATAAAGATTTTAGTGCAACCAATCCTGGGGTATGGTGCCATAACCTACAGGACCTTCTGAGAAGAGATCGCTTTACAGATTGGGACCAATATGGCAAGGATGAGATACTCAAATAATGGCAACTGGAAAGATTGTAGGGTATGCTAGTCAGGCAAAAATGTCTGCAATTAGACCTGCCCGCAAAATAAGGAAACAAAAAGTGAAACTTACATTTAGACAACGTATTCGTAATTGGTTGAATAATGACGATTACGAACAAGACATTCCTCAAACAGTAGAAGCAGACAGATTTTCTACTGAGGGTATGCGATTACAAATTTATAAAGCCAGCGGTGGGTACGTTATAGAAACTCGCAGTTACGATAGTCATAAAGATCGCAATTTTACAACTATGCACGTAATTACCGAAGATCAGGATCTAGGTGACTCACTAGGTAAAATTGTTATGATGGAGGCACTGAAGCGATGAACATTAAAGAATTTACAGTTAAACAAAGTACAGGATTTGCACTTAAAGTCAAGAGTTGGAAATGTCTTAGTCCAGCAGATCTAAATAGCATTGAGTTTATTAACGAGTCCTATAACGATGATGGCGAAATAACTCATTTATCTACATACAATTTTTTCATGACTGATGATGAAATTAAAACTTTGTGCGAAGGAATGCTTAAGTGATTGTTAAACAAGACATTAGACCTAACAAAATGATTTGGGTGACTTTCCGTAAGGAAGGTATTCATAAATATCCTGCGGCTCTTACAGATCCCAATCTAGCTACAGGAGATGAATATGACGTATCGTTTTTGGGTCACCCTCATCGCCACATCTTTCATTTCAGGGTGTGGATCAATGTGCTCCATAATGACAGGGACATCGAGTTCATCCAATTCAAACGATGGCTCGAGTCGTTGTATAATGGTCAAGGTGCCGTTCTAAGCCTTGACTATAAAAGTTGTGAAATGATGTCAGATGATTTACATGACATTATCAGCAAGAAGTATCCAGGCCGCGAGGTTTGGATTGAGGTCTCCGAGGATGGAGAAAATGGTTCATTCATCAAATACTAACTAAAGGAAATACCGATGAAAACTGAAGTTGAGAAGATTTTTAATGATCTCGACGCCCTGTTGGACTTCTGCAGATTTGAACTTCTGCCGTACAATCCAGCAGATTTGTATAATCGCCAAAGTAAAGTTTGGCAAGCTTACGAGGCATCTAAACGCCCTCGTCGACATTTCGATCGCAATGATCGCAATGGAGATCGAAAGGAGTGGAAGCCACGAGGCACTCAAAATTATCGGTCTAGACACTGATGACAATATTCCTAGTTGATTTAGAAGCAGTCGAAACTAGGTACACAGGCGAGTGGAAAAAACACTTGCCTGTGTTGCTACGAAAGGCAGGACACAATGTCAACATTATATCAGGTCCTACGGACATTCCTAGTGCTACCACTCCTGGAGCATTTCTCAACTTTGGCGGCACTAATATATATAAAGCTAGTCAAGTGGAGCAGATGGGCCGTTTATTTTGTAGCGGATCCGTTCATCCCGGCGACCACTTTATTTTTACTGATGCTTGGCATCCAGGCATCATAAACTTAAAATACATGAGCGAGTTACTGAGTATTCCAGTGACTACACACGGCTTATGGCATGCTGGTAGTTATGATCCCCAAGACTTTTTAGGGCGATTAGTTGGTAACAAACCTTGGGTTAGAAATGCTGAGAAGAGTTTCTATCACGCATTTGACCACAACTATTTTGCCACAGAGTTTCATGTACATCTGTTTATGAAACAATTACTTAATGACGGATACACTAGTGAAAATCCGTGGTGGAAACAAGACTGGGACGAACGCTACGACAGTGGCAAAATTGTTCGTTCAGGTTGGCCAATGGAGTATATGGAAGATACTTTGAGTATGTATAAAGGTATGGAAAAGAAAGATGTTATTCTTTTTCCGCACAGATTGGCTCCAGAAAAACAATTAGATATCTTTTTAGACTTAAAAGATCAATTACCTCAGTATGAATTTATTGTTTGTCAAGAAAGACAACTGACAAAAAACGAATATCATAATTTGTTAGGAGAAAGTAAATTAGTATTCTCAGCTAATTTACAAGAAACTTTAGGTATCAGTTGGTACGAGGGTGCTGTTGTTAATTCTATTCCAATGGTGCCCGGACGTCTAAGTTACAAAGAAATGGCACTAGAAGAGTTTACATATCCTTCAGAGTGGACAGAATCTTTTGAAAAATATAAAATGCACAGAAAAGAAGTTGTAGATAGGATTGTTTACTACATGGAAAATTATCAATCTTTTCTACCACGCCTAAATAAACAGGTAGATTACTTAACTAAAAATTATTTTAGTTGTAATAAACTATTGGAGATGTTAAAATAATAATGTCATCCACGACTATAACTCGGAGAATAAAAAATGGTTTATGAAAATATGTACAAAAGCAATGATGAAGATTTAGATATCATTGTCCCAAGAGAAAAAAATATCAGCGAAGTAATTCGTTCACGAATTAAAGCAGCAAATGCTCGTTTCCATGCAAATGATAATATTGCGGACTTTATTGAAAATGAAGATGAAGTAGATCAATTAGTTGACGAAGTAGCAGGTCAATTTCAAGGCGTTTTAAATTCATTAATTATAGATACAGAAAATGATCATAATACTCAAGACACAGCTAGACGAGTGGCAAAGATGTTCGTCAGAGAAACTTTTGGAGGACGTTACAAAAATGTTCCAAAGGTTACGGCTTTCCCTAACATGGGCTATAAGAGTCTTTACACTACTGGTCCTATTAGTATCCGTTCAACTTGCGCTCACCACTTCCAAAATATCGTCGGTAGATGTTGGGTTGGCATCATACCTGAGGGGGAAGTTATCGGACTCAGTAAGTTCAACAGATTGGTACATCACATTTGCGAACGACCCCAGATTCAAGAAGAAATGACTACGCAAATTGCAGACGCACTAAAAAAATATGCCAAGACTGAAAATATTGCAGTAGTAGTTAAAGCAGAACATCATTGTATGACTATGCGAGGTGTTCGTGAGCATGAAAGCGATATGACTACTGCAATTATGTTAGGTGCATTTGGAACTGATCCGGCACTTAAACAAGAGTTTTATGATATCTGCCTAAGCATGAAAGGACATTCATGAATTCCGTTGAAGTAGCAAATAACTTAATTAATCGTGTAAAAAATTTACAAACGTTTGAAGTTAAGCGTATGTTAGACGGTCCCATAGAATTTAGAGGTGGCCGCATTCCATTTGATATTAAAGCAAATCAGGAATGTGCATGGTTTAAAGTTGTAGCGTTATCTCAACAAGAAGCAGAACAAATGGTTGACCGCTGGTTACAAGGAGAGGATGATTGATAGTTCTCAAACTTTTGGAAAAATTAGGCCGTAAAAGAATTATTATGGATCGTATGAGTAACGAACCGTATTTAGAAAGATACTATCTTTTTCTTAAAGAAAGAAATAAATTTCCTTTTAATATTTTTTTACATAAATTTTTAAAAGGTGATCCGGATGATCTTCACGATCATCCTTGGCCATATGCTACATTAATTCTTAAAGGCGGCTACTGGGAAACTACTCCAAGGGGAAAATTTTGGAGAGGAGCCGGCCATTTTAGAACTTGTAGTGCAGAAAGTTACCATCGAATTGAATTGGAACCGGGTGTAGATTGCTGGACACTGTTTATGCCAGGACCCCATAAAAGAGAATGGGGGTTTGATGTTAACGGTAGGTGGATACAACATGAACAATATTTAAAAGAACGTTATGAACAAGCTCATACTAGATCAATATAAAATGTCTAATCTAGTTTCTAAAATTGCTAGAGATATTACTGTTAGCGATTGGAAACCAGATTATGTTGTAGGTTTAACTAGAGGCGGACTAATTCCTGCTGTAATGTTAAGTCACTATTTTTCAATACCCATGCATACCCTGGGTGTAAGCCTAAGAGATCAGTTAGGCGGAGAAAGTAATCTATGGATGGCTGAAGATGCACTAGATTATAAAAATATTTTAGTTGTTGACGATATTAACGATACAGGAGCAACATTTAACTGGATCGTTAATGATTGGAAATCTAGTTGTTTTCCTGACAATCCTAATTGGAATAATGTATGGAATCAAAATGTTAAATTTGCAGTATTAGTTGATAATCTATCTAGTGATTTTCAATATAGAATGGATTATGTAGGAATGGAAATTAATAAAGCAGAAAACAATGTTTGGGTTGATTTTCCGTGGGAGGAATGGTGGGCAAAATGAAACAATCTATAATGGAGGATCAACCTCCTTTTATTGAAGATAGTAAGGCACCATGGGATAACTTACTAGAAGAAGACTTTCATGTAAAAGTTTTCTACGACAAGTATCCTGTTACAGAAGGGCATCTTTTATTTGTGCCTAAATATAATACTGTCGCAGTCTTAATGGATGCATTTGAAAGTGCTGTTCGTGATGGTATGCGTATGGTAGACGAAGGTACATGTGACGGGTTTAACGTTGGTTTTAATTACGGCAATGCAGCTGGGCAAACAGTAGGTTGGCCACACGTTCATTTAATTCCAAGACGCAAGGGCGATATGGAAGACCCAACAGGCGGAGTTCGTCACGTTATACCAGAGAAAGGAAATTATAAAAAATGGTAAAACAAGGATCTAAATGGGGAACAGGAAATGGTAAAATATTTCAGGTAATAAATGTTATTGAAGTTGATGAACATACCTGGGTTTACTATCGAGATATTAAAGTAATTAACGAAGAAATTAAAGAATATAGTTGTTACATTGAAAGCTTTTTACAAAGATTTACTCCCCTACCAGAATGAATATTATACAAATACCGTGGACCGGTTATCAAAGTAATATTTGGTGGAATAATGTTTGCGCTGACGTAGTAGAACACTTTGGTCTACCGGGAAACAAATACACTACAGAAGTGAGCGAAAATGCAATGAAATTTTGTTTCCGTGACGAAAAAGATGCGTTAATGTGCAGACTATTGGTAAGCGAATATGTATGAAAGAAAAATTTAAAAAAACATATATGGAAACTGCAAAAATTTTTGCAGAACTTAGTTATGCACGTAGATTACATGTTGGTGCTATTGTAGTTAAGAATGATAGAATTATTTCAATTGGTTATAACGGTATGCCCGCCGGGTGGGATAACGATTGCGAAACAAAACAATACATGGATCAAGATGCCGGGGGCTGGCTAAATCCAGACGAAATAGAAGAACGGTGGCCGTATACAGAAGAAACGTTGGAACAATTCAGCGACGATACTGTATATAAAAAAACATCAAGATATAATTATAAAACTCGTCCAGAAGTTCTTCATGCAGAATCAAATGCTATTGCTAAATTAGCAAAATCAAATGACAGCGGAGATGGAGCAGACATATTCATTACTCACAGTCCATGCATCGAATGTGCTAAATTAATCTATCAATCTGGAATACGCAGAGTATTTTATGGGCAAGGATACAGAGACGATTCGGGTATTGAATTTTTAAAAAAATCAGGAGTTGAAATTGAAAAGCTGGACACTTGAAGTAGAAGAGGATCCCAAAACTGGAGATTGCATGTTGACCTTTCCTCCGGATCTGCTAGAACAAGCAGGATGGAAAGAAGGTGATACATTAGAATGGATTGATCAAGGTGATGGTACTTGGCAATTGTTAAAAAAGAATGTATAATAAATTATGAGTAAAATTAAAATTGCAGAGCTGTTTTACAGCATACAAGGTGAAGGACGCTATATGGGTGTGCCTTCTGTTTTCTTACGTACATTTGGATGCAACTTTAAATGTGCAGGCTTTGGTATGCCACACGGTAAGATTAGCATTGAAGCAGATGACATTGCATACACTCATGCAAATATTGAATCGTTTCAAAAATACGAAGAACTTCCTCTAGTGTCTACAGGATGTGATAGTTATGCTAGCTGGCATCCTGCTTTTAAAGATCTTAGTCCAATGCTTACTAGTGAAGCTATTGTAGATCGCATTATGGAAATTATTCCGTTTAATGAATGGCGTGATGAGCATCTAGTCATTACAGGCGGTGAGCCGTTACTAGGGTGGCAACGTGCTTATCCTGAGTTGCTAGAACATCCTAAAATGAAATCTTTGAAAGAAATTACTTTTGAAACAAATGGTACTCAAAAACTTGATCCTAAATTTAAAGATTATTTGATTAAATGGGGTTTAAAAGAAAGAGGATACAATAAACTTACGTTTTCAGTTAGTGCCAAACTAAGTTGTTCTGGGGAGGAACGGCATGAAGCAATTCGTCCAGATGTTATACGCGAATATGAGGAGGTAGGCTACACATATCTTAAATTTGTAGTAGCGACAGAAGAAGATGCAGAAGAAGCAATTGAAACAATCGACATTTACAGAGCCGAAGGGTTTGCGGGACCCGTATATCTTATGCCAGTTGGCGGGGTGGAGTCTGTTTATAGTCTTAATAATCGTAGGGTCGCTGAATTAGCAATGAAGAACGGATTACGTTATTCAGATCGTTTACAGGTACCATTATTTAAAAATGAGTGGGGAACTTAATGAAAAAATATATTAAAAAAATATTTGGTATTGATAAAATTGAAGAAGCCAAAGCAAAATTAGAAACTGAGAAAGAAGCATTACAAGCTGCAAGAGATAAAGCAGTTGCAGAAACTGTAAAAGCACAAGAAGAAGAAGAACTTGCTAAAATAACTCCAAAAGAACGTGCTACTAGAAAAAAAGAACCTTGGGTTGCAGTTTTACAAACACATGTTAATAAAGAAAATTTAAGAAACGGTTTTTTTGAACTTGACTGGAATGAATACTTTGTTGTACAATTAAAACAACAAGGCTATGGTCTTGACGGTGACCCAGACGAAGAAATTGTAGATCGCTGGTTCCGTGCATTATGTAATGATATTGCGGGAGATGAAGGTATTAATATGGATCGTCGCGGTGCAGGTTATATAAATGTTCAACAAATTGGTTCAGGAAAATCTGAGGTTTCATGACATATATTCTAGTCGATACGGCTAATACATTTTTTCGTGCTCGTCATGTAATTAATGGCGATACTGATATGAAGCTCGGTATGGCTTTTCATATTACTTTAAATTCTATTAAAAAAGCATGGAAAGATTTTAATGGATCTCATGTAGTATTTTGTCTCGAAGGACGCAGTTGGCGTAAGGATCACTACGCTCCTTACAAACGCAATCGTGCAGAAACTAGGGCTGCTCTTACCCCCTCTCAACAGGAAGAAGATAAACTATTTTGGGAAGCATTTGATACATTTAAAGAGTTTATTACAGATAAAACTAACTGTACTGTGATGCAACATCCGCAATTGGAAGCTGACGATTTAATTGCTGGTTGGATTCAGAGTCATCCTAATGACGATCATGTTATTATTTCAACCGATACTGATTTTGTACAATTAATTGCTTCCAATGTTAAACAATATAACGGAATAACTGAAACAACTATTACACACGAAGGTTATTTTGACGACAAGGGAAAATCAGTTATTGATAAAAAAACCAAAGAAGCAAAAGCTGCTCCTGACCCCGAATGGTTATTATTTGAAAAATGTATGCGAGGAGACACTAGTGATAATATCTTTAGTGCATATCCGGGTGTTCGTGTGAAAGGTACAAAAAATAAAGTTGGTCTTACAGAAGCATTTGCTGATAGAAATAGTAAAGGGTTTAGTTGGAACAATTTAATGTTGCAACGATGGATTGATCATGAAGGCCAAGAACATCGTGTACTTGATGATTATCAAAGAAATTGTCTGTTAATCGATTTAAGAAAGCAACCAATTGAGATTAGAGAAATAATTAAAAATACAATTAACGAATCCATATCAGCAAACAAAGATGTTGGACAAGTTGGTATTAAATTATTAAAGTTTTGCAATCTGTATGACCTAAAAAAGATTTCTGAACAGGCGCAGACTTATGCAGAACCGTTAAATGCAAGATATAAAGCAACAGAACTAATGACAAGGGAAGTATGATGACAGAGTTACATGCAAAACCAATCATTGAAAATAAATTTTGGGTGATAGAAAAAGATGGCAATCGATATGCAACACTTCGAAAAGATGAAGAAGATCGATTCGTGATGAGTAATTCCACAGGAATTAAAATTTTTAAAAATAAAGAAAGTTTAACAAAACAATTTGGCAACGATTTTTTTATTGCTAAAATTATTAAAGAAAGTCACAATGCTCAAGAATTAGAAGTACATGGTTATGCTACGAGTGTTGTTCCGCATAATCCCTTATATGATATTAAAAGAAAACTGCCTCTGTTTACAAAAAGTGAGGACAGCAAAAGTCTTTATTGCGCAGGACACTATATAATTAAATTTGAAAAAGGTTGGGTAAAAAGTTTTTGTCCAAAGTTGATTACTTTGCAAAGATATGATTACCGAGGACCTTATAAAAGTGAGTGTGATTTAAAACAGGCCATAAACAATGTCAGTAGATAATTTACCAAATCGTTTAACCAGCGTAGAAAAATTGGTTCAAAGACTTAAAAGTGCAGAATTAAGCAATCAAAAAGAAATACGTATTACTACTCAAGAAGCCAGAGAGATTATAACTGATTTATCCATCTTAACCTCTAAAATGGCTAATCATATTCAAGAAATCAACGAAAGACTTAAAAAATTAGAAACTAACCAGGGTGTAGTCGAAGTTAAGATGGATGGCGGGTCTTTCTAAAAAAGATAAATATATGCGTATATAATTTGGATACGCATTATGAGTAGACCTAAACCAAAAGTTCTTTTAGAATACGGAAGTAAGGACAATTATAAATTAGAACAGATTTTAGAAGCGGAAGCAATTTGGGCCGTATTCTATAAGGGCCAGCCCTTTAATCTAAAAAGCGGAAGTATGGTTGCAAGCTATCCTGGACCAAAATATAAAAAAGTTTCATTTAGTAATCCAGGCCATGCGCACAACCTTGCTAAAAAATTAAATAAAATGTTTAAGACTTCTGACTTCTCAGTTTATAAGTTGACTACCGGTGAAGAAATCAAAAATTAAAATTGAACAAAAAGATCAATTTACAACTGTTTTTTTAAAAGCAGCAAGTATTGAAATAACTGATACAAAATTTAAAGATTATAAAAATGCTTGGTGGCTAAACTTTAGACATAAAGACGACGGCGGACTACGATTATCAGATCAAGGAATTGAGTTCGTTCAAAAATATGCAGACATAAAAACATATTTTATAGAATTTCCAGAAGATTTAAAAATTACACCTCAAATTTTAGTCTGGCTCGACAACTTTATTAAATCCCCATATCATATAGGAAAAAAAGGAATAACTGTGCTGTCCGAAATAGCTGCATTTGAGTTATACTTATTTTCCGGAGATGTTCAAAAACTTGGCTCAAACAAAGCTATGGCCAAGAGATTTGCTCAAGATTTAAACAATTAAATCCTGTCTGATTTAAATATTATCATGAAACTTAACCCATTGAGTATTTGTAAGAAAAGAAAAGTAAATTTTTTACCAGTACATTTTTCTAAAATAGCCGTCAATGACGAGAGCTTATTTTTTGATAACGGTTTGGTAGATTGGATTGAAAACAAACTCAACGGAAGATATGCTATTGTAACATTACCTTATGTAATAGAAAATAGCAAAACAACTACTAAAACTTTTGTAGCCTTTGAGGATTCAAAAGAATTAACATATTTTATGTTAGCTTACCCAAATTTAAGGAGAAACTGATGAACGAAGAACAAATGACACAGACTGCACCAGAAGCAGCAGCAGCACCTACACAAGCTGCACCAGAAAAAGAAGGAACAGAATTAAATATTGGCGACCTTCAATCATTAAAAGCAATTATTGATATTGCAAGTCAACGCGGAGCATTTAAAGCAACTGAACTAGAAGCTGTTGGAAAAACGTATAATCGTTTAAACAAGTTTTTAGAAGAAGTAGCTAAAGGACAATAATTATGGCAATTAAGCACGTAGGCAAAATGAAAAACAACGGAGCAAAAGTTCTTGTTGCTTTTCGTACATTGCCCGGAGATCCGTATTTTGCATTAGTAGTTGGTACAGCTAGTTTAAGTGATTCATACCACAATGCAATCATTACACTAGTTGAAAGCCAACAAGCACAAGATGCTAATGAACTAGGAGAAATCCTTGGAATTAGACATTTTCCAGATGGAAGATTAATGTTAGAAGCCATGCACGTAGATGGAAAATTAGTTAAAGTTCCAACATCAGATGTATTAATGACACCTGATACTAGTAATATGGTCCCGTTATCAGAATTAAATGCTCTAATAGCCGAACAACGGGGTGTAGCTATTGATGAGTTAGTGAATTTTATTGGTCACACTGCCGGATCCTCAATTGAAGAAGTTGCAAGAGTGAATGAAATTCCTTCAGAAACAGCAACTTTGCCAACGGGCAATGACACATCAAAAACTACTTCTGCTAGTGTGAATCAAACAGATAATGCACTGTTAACTGATAAAGATTTGGCTCGCTCCTATCGTAGCCAAGCAGATTCTATGTATAAAGAAGCTGCTAAGTTGCGTAAACAGGCAGACGAATTAGATCCACCACAGAAAAAAACTACAAAGGCTAAAGAAACATCTGATGCCTAAAAAATTTTTTCGACCGCCAGAAAAAGTTGTTAATGAATGGCCGGAAATTTTTGAGGACATGTATATGAGCACCATGCCTCTCTATTATACAAAATCTATGCAGATTAAATTTGATAATGGGAGGATATGGCAGCTCAATATACAAGAGTTAGTAGTTGAACATGGTAGTGATGAATTATCTACTAAACTATTAGAAACATTTAAAGAATATCAACAAGACATCACCGGTGTAGATTTTGAAATTGATATCGATAAATTAAAAAAAGATATTAAAAAATCAATTAAGAAAATTCTTTAAAATACTTTTTAGTACTAGATACAATTTCATCAAGGTATTGTTTTCTAAAGTCTAATTGTTTATAAATGTATAAATTATGTTCAACGATTGACAACCATTTGTTATAATATTTTTCTTTATCATCATTTATCCAAGATAAAAAAGATTCGTGAAATTTAGCGAATCTTTTTTTATGATCCGCAATATCGTCATAACTTGTATCTATGAAATCAGTTCTAAATCCATAATTTTGTAATTTTTTTAATATTCCAACTTGTCCAAGTATAATAAATGGATGTCCCATAGCAATTGGGCGAAATGTTTTTTCTGTTATAAACATTCCCGGATCCTCAAAAAAAGTTTCTGTTGAAACGGTTAAGAATGTATTTTCAAAAATACATAAATTACTTTTTCCAGCAAGATGTGCTGTTCTTAATTCTTCTGTCGAAACATCAGCTTCTATTGGATATTGTGTTTTTAAAGTTTTACTATAAGTTTCCGATGATTCATCTAAAAATGTAGGATTTAATGATTCTAAATTAGTATCAAAAAAAGATCCACCAGAAACGATTCCTCGAGATAGTAAATTATTTTTTGCTAAAAAATATAAATGATCTGTTCTATGACTTCTGTGCGCCCTGTTTAAGCTATTAAAAAGTTTAGCACGATTCTTTATTGATTTATAAAAAATAGGATCATATTGTTTTTTCCAAGCCTCTCCAACCCATTCTATACCTTCAATAAATTCTAAAGTTGGTTTTAGATTATTTTGCCGACACCACTTATTGTATTGTTCTTTTGCTTTTAAATTTCCAGATACGATTAGTACACTCTTAGAAGGTAATTCTAATTTATCAAAAGATTCTGTCAGGTATCTATAACAATCATATTTTGATGTAAAACTATCTCCTTCAACTACAGAAATTATTACGATTCTTAATTTTTTTTGTTTTGTAGCCTCTATCACATGAATCGGAATATTATCTAAAATTTTAAAACTATCTTGATGTTCGTCTGTACACCAATCATAAGAATGTCTACTAACTTCAATAAAATATATTCCGGGATAATCATAATTTTTACTACAAACAAATTCTAATTCAGGATGTGTATTTCTTTTAACAAAATATTCATAAGGTCTGACATTTTTTACCTGATCTATATGAGAAAGATTTATTTCATTCTGATTATCAAAATAACACTGTATCATATCCCCTCGCTAGTATCACACCATTATTTTGAGAATAAACAATTCTGTAATTACGACTGACCAGGAACGGCACAACAGCAGAGCATTTTCCTATATAAATTCCGCTATGTTCTTGCAACGGTGTATCATCGCAAATAATAATAGACTTATCAGACATATAAGGATAACAATTTATCATTTGATTTAAATGTTCTGCTACACAATTAAGATTAGTCCATTCTAAATTAAATTTTTCTCGATATAAATTTTTTAATCCAGTTTCATCTGGTTTCATTGGACGATGATTCCAATCATAATTATCTAGATATAAAATTTTTATTTTTTTGTTAAGAGTTGGTAAAACTTCCTTGGTCCATTTTGATCCGTCGCTGACCACAAAGGTAGTATTTGTTAAATGAGATAAATTATTTCTAGCAGATTCTGATATATCAACACTATAAAAAGGAACGTTAAATTTCTTCGAATGCAAATTAAAAAATTCAGTAGAACCTTCTCCCCTCTCGCTACCGATTTCTAATATAATGTCTTTATGCTGATCGTATTCAGCATATAGAATGAAGGGAATCGAGTTTTTATGAAAGTTTGCCATTTAGTAAATCCTTGCTGGGGTCCATTTCATATCTTTTAAAAAAAAGAAAAAATAATCGTCGGTCATTCCGTATAATTTAAAAGGTCTATCTTCTAACATAAATTTTAATGCCTCTGGAACTATTCTTTGTTTATCATACATAATTTCTATAATTTTAGATTTATTATGAATCAATTTAGGAAGAAGTTTAAAATACAAATTCTGTAATTCTGGCTCTGATAAATTTATAATCGATCTAATATTTTCAATGATTCCGGAAATTCTATCTTCTAATAAATCGCAATCGTCAAAACTATAATCAAATATTTCATCATATAATTTCAAATTAAATTTTTTACAAAAATAATCTTTATAAAAATGTTTGCAGCTAAGAACTAAAAAAGGTTTAAACCAAGCAATACTTCTTAATGTCTTTTCAGTTAAATGAAATCTACCTTCTTCAAACCAAGTTTCGTTAATAATATCAACAAAACAGTTTTCTATACTTTTGGGTTTTCTAAAATGTTCTGTAGAATCTTTTGAATATAGATCTTCATCCATTCGTATTCTACCATCATAATATCTCCATCTACAATGATGATCTCTTAATACTTCGTTCGCTCTGGTAAAAGTTACCATACCCTTGTCAATCCATCCCTCTTTAGCTAATGCATCAACCATTTTAATTCTATGTTCTGCAACACGCACATTATAACAACTATAATAATATCTAAAATTTCTAGGACCTCGCATATAAGGAACAATCGCTACTCCCTGATCGTATTTTTCAGGAAAAGACATGTTGTTAATAAATGATGGAAATGCAGTAATAATATTACCATAAGATGTTTCACATTTTACATGAGGGTGCAACCATTTATCTAAATGTGGTGTTACAACATTTATAATTTTATTATTTTTGATACACCAATCTTTCAAATGTATAAAAGCATTTCCATATAATTCCTCTATCGCCACTTCTGTTACGCTATGAACAATAATTTTATCGGGGTTTATTTCTTCAATTGATTTAGATAAAAATAACCATTCGTCATCTGTACTAGGAAATAATGAATGACAATTTTGAATAATATATGCTTTTATCATGTTATATTAAATACTGGTTCGATTAAATTGTTAATAAATTTTAAATTATTATATTTTGACAAATATAATTTTATATCAGGAGTGAGGTATACAGTGTCTTTGACATAAACTGTATAATTTTCTTTTAAAAATTTTTCGCACAATTTTAATTGATGACTTTCTTCAAAAATATCAATTCCCTTTTTATATGAAACATATTCAAAATAAAAAGGAAGACGTTTTATATTTTGTTCTATATAATACTGCTTTAAGAATTCTAAATGATCAAGATTAAAATCGTCTATCATTTTTCCAAAATTAAAACTATTTCCAGAATCCATTAACGCATTTCCAAATGCTCTATTATCTCTAGGTAAACATGGACCTCCGAATCCAAATCCGTAATTTAAAAAATCATTTCCTATGCGTCGATCAGTGCCAATTGTTGATAACACGATATCTATTTCAGAGAATAATTTGTTTTTTATTAAATATTGACCAACCAAATTAGCAAAACTTATTTTTAAAGTTAAAAACGAATTAATAGCAATCTTTGTAATTTCTGCTGATCTGAAAGACATTGTTTTTACTTCAGAATTAACTTCTTGAAAAGATTTATATACCTTTATTAATTTATTAATCGAATCAATATCTTCTCCGCCGATTAATACTAAATCAGCTTTTTTTAAATCTTGTATGATCGACCCTTGGGCAATAAATTCTGGATTGTATAACAATGATGCTCCAGTATCTTTTAAAATATTATTAAAAATTTCGCAATCACCCGGATTAACCGTCGATGTAATAACAATAATCTTATTGAATAAATTTACTTTTTTAAATTCAGAAAATATATTAAAAATAGATGTTACGTCGTATTTTCCGTTATCTAAAGAAGGTGTCGAAACAATAATAAAGATTATATCTGATTTATCAATTAATTCTTTGTTATCTGATGTTGCTGATAATTTTTTTGATTCGATGAGGTATTGATTTACAAATGGTTCATTTGAATAAAATTTTTTATCGTTTAGACTATCGACATAGGACTGATTTATGTCAGAAACAATAACATTAAAACCAGCTCTTTCGATAACGAGAGCCATTGATAATCCTAATTTTCCTGCACCGATGATACCAACATTCATAAAAGTTTTAATAAAATACTGATTTGTGGGGAGACTCTAAAGGTGTTGAATTGCTCAGATAATAGATCGACATTAAATTTTGTCTTTCGATATCCTCGGGGCAAAGTATCGGCTCTGTAAAACCATGAAAAAACTCTTGCTCATATTCCCAAAAAATTAATCTATTGGGTGTTGGCTCAACTGTTAATAATTTTTCAGTTTTAGAACGATTCCAAAATTCTAACTGTCCGTTCCATTCAGATTTCCATTCTGGATTTGAATAAATTATTAAATTGAACGCTCGATTTAATTTTAATGAATTATTCCAATTAAAATCAATATGCAACCCCAATTGAGAATTGCGAGGAGTTGATGTTATGCCTGCTCCTAAATAATGAGGATCGGGTATTATTCCTTCAACTCCTGTAATTTTTGTCATCCATGAAATAAAATTATGTCCTGTTAAATTTAACATTATATTCTGCAATATATCTGAACCGGTAAAATCTCGAGTTTCTTTTCTCGGACCGGAAGTATTGCCAAGATTCTTATGAATCCATTTATCAGCAGGATAGTTTCTTATATCATTACATAGATTTTTGTATATTTCTTCGGGAAAAAAATTATCAACAATTATATGTTTGATAGGTGAGGACACCTTATACTGATTTGATAAAGATTCAGTAGCATAATATTTTTCTAAATTGTTAAAAAAACTGTTAATTTCCATTAGAGATATTCATATATAAAATCAAAAGATGCATTAGTAAAAGAAGTTGCTTTTTGTTGCTCTAATCTTTGATAATTTCTTTCACATATTTCTTTAATACTATTTAATAGATTATAATATTCAGATGTTGGAAGATGTACTATTCTTTCTACTTCATCAACGATCATTTTTAATCTTGTTTGATTATCTTCTTCTTTATCATAATCTTCATTAATAAACTTACCAAAAGTTTCATAGCCCATGGATCTCAGATCTTCTAAAATGTACGGAGTTCCAAATATAATAAAAGGTTTTTTACATGCTATCGGTTTATAAATTTTTTCAGTTATAAAACTAGGAGCAGCGCCTTTTATATATTTTCCATTCATATGGCTCAAAAAAGGATCAAAAAATGTTTCTATTGCAATGTGAAAATCAGAAGAAGCAACTGTAGAATAGGTAATATCTGCCCATTTATTATAAACGTTATCGGTAGAATCAATTCTATGGGGTACTTTAAATAACCATTCTAAAATTTTATCAGTAATAGGAATTTTTAATTTTTTTAAATCTTCCATCATATCAGAAATAGTAAAAACTGTCTTTTCATAAGGATGTATATTATAAAAAGAATATGTAAAATCTTTTATTAAATCCCGTTCTATTAATTCACAATATAACCAAAGACGCCAATTTCTATAATTTCTACTAAGAACACTAAATTTTGATTTTGATTCAAGATTTAAGGTATCAAGATTTACCTTACTCAGTAAAAAATTAAATGTTGTAAAATTGATCCCAGATATATTTTGTTCAATTAATTTTTTTTCTAAAAATTGTTTATGAACATCATCTGCTAGCGCAATATAAATTTGTGTTGGATTAATATTTCTTGTTTTAATTAATTCGATTACTTCGTTTAAAAAATTATAATTAAACGTTTCTCCGCAATTTTCATGAAATAATTTTGCAGACGGTGTCGTTCTTAAATGTTCCCAATGTATTTCATCAATGCAATCTTTAAATTTCACACCATGTTGTTGATCATCATAAAAGTGATGATAAAATACATCATCTGATGAAGGAACCCATGTTTTTAAATTATTAAATTTTTTATGATCAAATTTAATATGATGAAATTTTTCAGTTTTACTGTATATTGGCATTTACTTGTTCCTCAATCCATTTATATGTATGGATCAACCCATATTCGAGATCCTCGCTCGGTCTCCATTCTAAAAATTTTTCAATTAAATCGTTATGGCTTGATCGTCCCATAACACCTATTGGACCTTCAATATTGTTAATTACAATTTCTTTTTTAGCAATCTTGGCAATTAATAGTGCAAGATCATTAATAGAAATCATTCTTTCGCTTCCTAAATTAATTGGAATATTAATATTGCTTTCCATTATTTTCAATAATCCCGTAATGCATTCGTCAATATATAAAAATGTCCTTGTTTGATTTCCAGGACCCCAAATATCAACTATGCCGTTGGTTGACATTGCAACTTTACGAGACAATGCTGCAGGGGCTTTTTCTCTTCCATCATTCCACGCACCGTATGGTCCATAAACATTATGTAACCTAACTACTTTTGCATCAATGTTGTAATTTTTTCTATGTGCCAAATAAAGTCTTTCACTGAACAGTTTTTCCCAACCATATTCTGTATCTGGTTGGGCCGGATATGCAGTATGCTCTTCACATATAGGATTATCGGGATCCTCTTGATTAAATTCTGGATAAACACATGCACTACTTGTATAAAGTATTTTTTTGATACCTTTTTTAGAAGCTTCATGAATAATATTAAGATTAATCATTGCAGAGTTGTGCATTATATCAGAGTCGTGCTCACCAATTGCAATATAGCCTGTTCCTCCCATATCTGCAGCCAGTTGATAAATTTCATCGAGATTTTCAGTAATTAAATTTTCTACATTTCTTGTATCTCGCAAATCTCTAATATAAAACTCATCTGCTTCTGTTTCTCTAAATTGATGATATTTTAAATCTACACCAATTACATAATGGCCTTGTTTTTTAAGAGCAGATACTAAATGGCCGCCAATAAATCCCCCGGCGCCGCAAACTAAAATTCTTTTCATTTTAAGTCCTCTAAATTCCGTATGTATTTAAAAGATACTCTACTTCAGGATTTCCCATTGTTAATAAATGATTTCGATTAAATTCAAGAGTATCTTTTAATTTATATGTTAAATCAATTAATTTTGATTCTGGCCATTTTGATATGTTTTCTATTAGATTCATAATAAATGAAAATCTTTTTTCGTGATCAAGAATATCATCATATGACTCATCCCAAAATTCCGAAAATGTTTTAAATCCCGATTCTTTTAAATGACCCAATGTTCCCGGAGCAGCAAAAATAATAAACGGTTGCATAAATGCAATTGGTTTATAAGTTTTTTCAGTTATATGTCTTATATTATTAAAAAAATAAGTTTCGGTAACAATATTGATATAACTATTTTTGTAAAAATCATTCACTTCGGATATTTTCTTCTCCATGGGATATTTAGAAAAATCCGGAGTATCTAATGTTAAAGGCAGAAGCACCGAAGAATCATAGACAGTATCCATTCCTAAGCCTAGATTCTTATGTAAATTAATAACATGGGAAGCGTTTTCTATAAAAGGGCGGCCCGATTCTGGTTGATCTTTCGCCATACTCATATAGGTAACTTCTAGCAAATTTCTTTTAAAAAAATCTAGATATACCAACAATCTATGTTCATTATATCTACGATTAAAGCATAAAAATTTTTTCTTTCTTGGGCCAGGAACATATGGATCTGTAGATGCTAGTGCATCTCCAACGTCACACCGATCAAATCTAAAAGTCGGAAAATATTCAATCTTAATTTCTTCGGGTATGTTATATTGTTTACAAAAATCTTTATAAATTTCTTTTCCGTTTTGACAATTGCTTACATATACAATTTGAGATAATGGAGCTCCCTTACCTTTAAAATAATCTGTCATTGCTTTTAAAAATTCGTCATACATATATCCTTCATGTAATAATGTTATAAGAATATAACCTTCTTTTTTTAGAATTTTTTGAGCCACGGTATCACTGATTCTATTATTATCAAGTAATCCGTTTGAATGATGAAAAGCTCCTAAGATGTCTCGATAGTGATAATTAGTAAAATTTAATTCATAAAAAAATGGTTCATCTGGAATATTTGATGGAGAACAAATTCTTAAATTTTTTCCAAATTTATTATAGAAATGAGGCCGCTGTCTTAAATCTTCTTTATAACCGTACATAGCATAATCAACATTAATAAATGATGATGTCATGAAATCCATCAATGTTGGAACTCTATTATTTGTAAGGGGTCCGTCCGGACCAATCCATTCGTACACAAAATTAATTTTTCTATTATTGCTTGCATTCATTATAAAACTCTTCTAATAAAGGAAAGGTAGCTATCAAATCTGTTCCTCTACGTTTATCATATTCATTAAACCAGTTAAAAAAATCTTTTCTTCCTTCTTTAATTCTGTCTTCAGTATAATTTGTTGTTTCCATATAGTGAACAACACGCTTAAACTTTTCAAACTCCAATTCTGAAAATTTAGTTCGATCTTTGTCATCCAAATTATTTTTTATAAAATTTAAATGGTTATGCATAAATGGCATGAATTGATCCTTTGGTAATATATTCATATCATATTGCAAAGGTTCTTTCAAGAACGGGGTATCAAAACGAATACGCTGCCATTTATTTTGTTGGTATCCATTATATTTTGTACGCCATTCTAAAATCTTTTTTAACAAACTTTGAAAATTAGTTACTGTTAAGATATTAAATGTTATCATAAACGTAACAGGCAAACTTGTTTTAGTTAGATATGTGTCTAAGTTACGCTCCCAAATAGACAGATCTAGACCGGTGCGAATGTATTCTGCCTGCGGACCCCAGGTGTCGACACTGGTAAAAATCTTAAAGTCTTTAATTTTACCGTTGCTGACTAGGTTATTAACCTTTTCAACTAATCTATCAATTAAAATAGGTTTAACACCAAAGTTGCTATTAATGTTTAACTCTAAATTAGGCAGTGGATTTTGTTCTAAATCTTCTAATAATTTCCATGTGCTCTGTTGTAGTAATGGTTCGCCGCCAGTTATCCGAAGTATTGTTAATGTCTTACGCACCTCCGGCCACCATTCCCACCAAGCAGCAACATAAGGATTAGTTTCTTCTTCGTGTATTCTAAACCAATCGATATCATTGCGATGATTCTTTACAGTAGTATAAGGACCGTAGTCCTTAATTTCTTTATAATAACTGCTGCTATGTTTAGGATGGCAGTATCCGCATTTAAAATTGCATTCATTTCCAAATGAAATTTCTATATATTGCGGATTAACTGGTTTTAAAGGATTAGATTTGATTGCCGCAAATCTTTCATCTGTATAGATGCTGGCATTACGTTCTTTTCTATCACTTATATAATCTTCGCCCAATGTTTCGATATTCCAACAATAATTACAGCCACTGGGTTTTTCACCATCTATCATGGCAGCACGTTCTGATAATTTTTGTTGAGTGTTATGTAATGCGTTTGGATTTAACGCTATTTCTTTTAAAGGTATTGTATGTGGTGGAGGATGATAACAACTGTGTGTTTCACCTGTTTGTAGATATATTGTAGTATGATGCCATTTTGCAAGACAAAAAGTAGGACTGATTTCATTCATTATAGGAATGAATTTTTTAATCCTTGTTATATCTTGCATTAAAATGTTCCTTTAACCAATCATAGTCGTTTATCTTTGCTAACTCGCTGGGTGCATTTTGCCATTTTAAACCAAACCATTTTCCAATAGTTGCACCATCTAAGGCATATTCTCCAAAAGGTTTATCCTCGCCTTTAGTACACCATATGTCTAAACGTTCTTCTGATTCTTTACTTATCTGTCCATGAAGCTTTTTACTGGCCAACTTGACACATTCTCTAAATGCTGAACGCCATGTGCTATATGAATCTGTGTTAAAGGCGGTAATGTTACTGACCTGATCCATAGCTTTAAACTTCTTGCTAATACTAGTTGTCATATCTGGACTGTTAACATCAACTTCTAAGGTTAATTTGGTAGGTAATAATTTAACACCACCATACCCGTACTCTAAATCGTTAATTGGATTACGACTACGCCATACATGTACAACATCTCTATCATGCTTAGGAACATAGTAGTTTAGTTTAAAATCTTCAATTAACTCTGCATCTGCATCGACTACCCAAAACATAGGAGTTGTAGATATCTTTGCTGCTGCTATGTGTGCTTGGTGTATACCTTTAATTCCGTGTATTCTTTTAGCATTAGGGTATAATTGTAAAAGACTATTATAATTTTTGTCTGCAAATGATTCGTTGTAACTTATAAACACAACATCAGACGGAATCGAATATGTTAGATTAATGTCAATGTCTTTAATTTTTCCTGTAAAAAATTGATATTGCCATTCCCTATTGGTTATTTGAGTCCCTCTAGGAATGAGATAAACACCTAGATATGTTTTGTTATCTTGTAAAAATCTGTGTATGTATTCTTTATCCCACTCTGGAACTACATAACTGAAATCGTAATCAATGACACAATCGTCATCAACTATCCATGCAAATTTTGTAAAGGTATGTGATAATGCTTCTTGTACAGTTGCACGTTTTTGTGCGTGGGGAAATTTATTTTTTAATTGCTGCCATCTTTGATCAGAGGAGGGAGTTCTTTGATCTATAAAAAATAAATCATACATTTTTAGTTGGGAAATAGTAAGTAGCACAGAGATCAAAAGTTTCTCTGTAAAGATCAGCAGTAAATTTACTTTGTTTTTCGTTTAACCAAGGCCATTCAAAACCCAACTCTCTATGTATTTTTGTTCCAAGATCTTGAGCATCTTGTTCTACACTATCATGATTAACATTTTCTTCATAGATATTTTTTAAGATTTCAAAATCTCTTACATCAACATAGTTCCAGTTTGTACAATTAGTCATCCAGGTTCCCATACGAGCACCCAGAATAGCATACTTTCCGTTTTCAATATGAGTTCCGACTGTACTCCATATCTTAAGACGGTGTATATTATGCCACCATATTTGTTGTTTGATTTCGGTAGGTTTAACCTTAACACCATCTTTAAGAGTCATTTTAACTCCTTCGCGGAATCCTGCTCTCCATGCCTGAAATGGGGTGCAATTAATAACACTTTGACTAAAAGAACGAGGATGATTTTTATATCCATCCTCCCAACAAAAATCTACCTGTGCTTGTGGTGTGTCCGCAGCTTCGTGAGTTTTCATATTAAGAATAAAATCTTTGTGCCAGATTTTAAGACCACCGTTACCATACCGTAGTCCGTTAACAGAATTTACACCACACCAACCATAGACTCTTATTTTTTCATTCGACATATCTAAATCCATGTCAAAAAAAGTTGAATCTACTATATTATCTGCGTCGACTGTGATTAACCAGTCTGTTTCTGATTGATCTGCAGCAACTTTATGCGCAGCATCGCTGCCTTTAACTCCGTGTACACGTTTAGCCCAAGGTACTTTTGTTAATAAATCTGCATAATTTTTTTCAGCATTTGGTTCATCATAACTGATAAAAACGGTATCAAACTCAATTACTTTCATTTTACCCCAATCTTAATTAGAGTAAAGGAATCCAAAGAAGGAATCCTTGAGTTGCTAAAAGTGTAGCAAACCCCCCTAAAGATATTCCAATCCAATACATACGTATACTAAATGTTAGCATAGAAGCTGCTAAAATAACAATAGCAATTTGATAGAATGCGTTAGCATATGTATACCAGGGGCTTCTTTTTTCTGCCACTGCTCTTTCTGCTTCAATGGCTCTTGCTTTAGTCATTAATTCTTTTTTACCTTCCCCCGTTTTAGGATCAGATTCATATCTTTCAATTTTTTCTTTTAATTTTTCTGCTTTTTTAGTTTCTTTTCTAAACACAGCATCATCATATGCAATTTCAGCTAACGATTGTTTTACAGATTTTGCTTGATAAAAAGACCAAATGTTATTTGATTCGATTGTATTATTTAAAATTTGAGAAGAATTATCACCGTCTAATAAAGATGTTATAGCTAATAGTGCTGCTAATACTGTTATTATCCAACCAGTGCGCTCTTTGATTTGTTCTTTATTGTCACTCATAATTAAATCCTTATTTTACTTCAAAGTTTACTTTATCAAAAATTTTAATATAATAAATGCTAATATCTTCTGGTAAAGTTGAACCATCAAATTCTACTTCAACCTCATTGTTATTAACTAACGTATTGGCCGAAACTACTATTGGACTTATTAATTCATTAGGATTATTATATTTTGTAATGTAAAAACGAATTCGAACTTCATCATCTGGATTAGAAATTAATGATTTAACATAATTTTTAGCACCATCAGTAATTAATGCAACTTTGAAAACTTTTTTCTCTAATAAAATAGATATTCTTGCATCTAAGAATGATTCATTTATATCGTTATCAAATTCTATTCTTACAAAATCTCCAAACCCATCATTTTCGGTATCTAGTGGAATTGGTTCTATCTTAAATGTAGTTTTATTAATTCTATAATTGTATATTCCTTGAGCAAAAAGCTCCTCTATTAAATTTAATTGATCTTCAGAAACCGGAATTACTTTTGAAGCTGGAATTAAATCTTCTGGATATTCTATCCTTGGATCTTTAGGCCATAAGCCACAAAGTTTAAAGTTTGCCTGGTAATAAGCAACATGCCAAATTGGTTTTGCACTTTCTATAAAATTTTCAAATTTTTCTTTAAAGTTTGCCATCTTTTATCCTCTTACGAATTATTCTTTTATACGTGTTAATTTCATCTATTGTTATTAATTCTTTTTGAACATAATGAACTATATCAGTCTGTTCATAGTTTCCAATTTTAAGTTCTGCATTTCTATCAAAAGAAAATTTTAATTCTTTAGTCCAAACATCACTTAAATTAATACAATTTTGAATTCTAGACTTCATATGCACTATTCTAGGAAAAGGTAAATCTATTGAAATTTTATCCGCTATACCGAGCAGTTTGGCTGCTAGCCCAAAAATTTCATCTGTTCCTAAAATAGCTCCGTTGTCATTATCTAGAAGAACATTTCTAAACTCTACAGGATATTTAGTTATAATTTTTACCAGTTTAAAAAATTCCTTACTAATTTCAATATCTTTATCAAAATAAGTGAATGCAGAATATAATATTGGAATATCATTAATTTTTTGTAATTTTCTATAATGATCACCAGTTGCAAATTCACCCTTAAAAGTTAATACTTTATTTGGAATATACAAAGAAGAAATTTCTCTAATTTTATCAATCCAATGACTATAGTCGGAAAAAAACAACATATCTGCATCTAAACAAACAGTTTGATCCCAGGGAGTAATTTCGTCCATAAACGATCTTCCATCCCAGTGAGTTTCTTTATCCCAAAAAATTACTTTATCAAATGCCCAAATATTTTTTAATATAGGTATCCAATTTTTATTATCTGTAGCTATAGCAATATTATCGTAACCAAGCGGTTGAGTTTTTTTAATAGACAGTGCTAAGGCATGTGCTAATTGATGATAATTAGCAGTATTGCTTTCTGATACTACAATTAAATAACCAAAAGTTTTCATAATACGGTAATGTGTTTTATTAAATCTTCTTTATTCATAAAATGAACATCAGAATTTTTAATGTCTATTACATATGGGTCTTTATCAACATCAAATAAAATCTTTACACCAAAATTTTTATCTATGTGTAAAATTTTTGAATTAACTGCTACTGAATTTATTGTTGGCAGATAATATATCGATGCACTTAAATGTCCATTAAGAATATGATCAGCAATACTAAATGCTATATCATTTCTATAAAGACGAGGATTGAAATTATATAATAAATTAAAATAAAGGTATTCTTGTCTAATAATATTAACGAGATCAAAATATAACTTTGATTCATTATTTTTTTTAAACATTATAGTAGTTGCCCATTTCATTGGAATACCTTGATAAGAAACATACTTGTCAAGGTATCCAGAATTGCTTTCTAAGAAAAAATTTGATCCAGGAGAAATTAAAAAACTTTGATCAATATCCCAATATTCATTAAGTTTATTAGTAAAAACAAAATAATCAGCATCAATAATTAATGTATGATCGTATGGTGTTAAATCCCATGCAGTGTTTCTATTAGAATTTAAAAAAGATGAAATTTTTCCATTAGACGATCTTTTATTAGACAACTCTGGTTTTTCTATTGTTATTATTTTATCAAAAATAGTAACATCAGTTACAGAACTTAAAGATTCGCTATCAGAAATTAAACTAACAGGATAATTTAATTGTTCTTTAGCTAACTTTGCCGATACTTTAGCAAGTTCCACATAATTTATAATTTCGTTATTATGTGCATAAATCAGTATTCCGCGATTCATAATTTTAACAAATCATCCGGAGATCGTTTTGATTTAATTTTATCAAATTCAATTAAGTATTCATTTGTACTATCAAAATAAACATCTAAAATTTTATTTTGAAAATCATTTACATTTTTAATGTTAATAGGATTATTGTTAATATCTAAAATTGGAATATTTTCAACTCTAGAATTTTTAATAAGAAAATCAACAAAGACTATTAATGGTCTATCAACATAAAATATTCCACCATCATAGCCAATTGTTAAGTTAGCATGAAGTTTATCTTTAATTGTTTTTTTTTGAACTTCTATATTTTTTCTAAAAGTAGAAAAACCTAAAGCTTTTTGAAGTGCGTCTTCCATAAAATTCTCGTTGTTTAATGTGAAAATATTTATGAGAGCGTTTTTAAAAATTTAAAATTTATGAAAAATATTAACTTGAAGACCAATTACCGTAATTGTAACTTGAAGGACCGGGTGTAACTACAACGTTTCTACTTTGTCTAATTGTTACGTTTGGAGTAATTCTAAGAGATATACTATCACCGTATCCAATTGCTCCGGCTCCGGAGCCGCTCGCTACTCCGCCTGTATACTGAGATTCCAATGTTAACTGAATATATAAAATAGACGCATCACCGGCCTGTGCATTATCTTTTCTAGTTTCTAGAAGTGCCAAGTTTGAGGAATAAGCGCCGCCGCCGCCATCGCTATACCATTCAGCAGCATTAGTACCATATGTTGTATTATTTCTAGTATACCACTGTTGGGCACCAAAAAATCTATAACTATTAGCCCCACCCTGCATACTTTGTATATTGGCTAACATATCTTCACTTTGTTTTCTAAATTCTCCAGACAAAGATCCAGTATGAACAACTGAAAAATTAATATTAACGCCGCCGCCTGCATTAAAAAAGCGATTAGCAGCGGCCGGACTGCTGAATGCTACCGATAGTTCCCATACTGCAGAACCGCCAAATGTAAGAGATGTTTGTCTTGACGATACTGCCGAAGGTGTTGAATCAGAAGCTTGTTCAGGAACCACTACGGCCCATTTGTCCGCGATTATATCATCGGCAACTGATTTATATTTGTTATAAATCACTGTAGTAATATCATCACCGGCGGTTACATCAAAAGAATTATTTGCACCTCCAGGGATATCATTTTGTAACCCTAAATTAGTTGCAACCCACGTAGTTCCTTTTTGATGTGTTCTCGCCTTAATCATATCAAGACGAATACTATCCCATTCAGAATCATCTATTTTTTGTTGACCTACATTCGATGTTAAAGATAAAGCAATACCATATCCGTATGTATAGTCATCTGCTACGTTAGAAAGATAAGTCGGACCATCGTCTAATACAGCGCCCACTTTAGTACGAATATCAACATTATACGAATCTCTAGTAATCTTTGACACGTTATTTCCTCTAAATTAGTTTTAATATATATCTATTTTATTGGATTAAGGATATGTAACTGGTCCTGCGCCCACAGTCCATTGTGCATCATATGCCCAGGCAACAGGTTTTGGACTTATAACTGAGTTAACTGACTGGCGTTGTAAAAATGATATTGCTGAACTACCGGTAATTTGATCTCCGTATCCTGTTGCACCCGCACCTGATCCCACTGGTGCTCCTTGATCGTAATCAGACGTTAATCTAACTTCGAATGTTAACTGAGCAGAATTTAGATGGGATCCTGAATCAACCCTTGTTGAATATTCTAATCTATTCCCTGCATAATTCCCTGCTGAGGATATCACTGTTCCAAGATTTCTAAAATTTGAAGTTGATTGTCTCCAATCGTCTATTCCAAAAAATCTTGACCCTAACTGTGAAGAAAGTACACCAAAATTTTGACCTTGATTTCCAGCAGGGCCAGGAATAGAATTGTTAAAAGAAAAAGAAATTAAAAATCCGCCGCCTGCATTAAAAAATTGATTAGCTTCTGCTGGATTATTCCAAGCTACTGTGGTCCTATGATATGCAAAATTACTAAAACTTAACTGCAATATGGGATTTACTAATGTGGGAGGAACAACATCGGAATATTGACCAACTGCTACACTATCTTTATTTGCTACCGTTAATTGAACTAATGTTAAATACTCCCCATAAATTGCTGTTGAAATTAGGTCTCCTTGAGCAACATCTGTAAGAGTAGGGATACCTGATTGATGAGTTCTTGCACGAATAATATCTAATCTTAAATTATCCCAATGTGCATCATCAACTAAGGGATATAAATTTGTAATAGGATCTCTAACAATTGCCGAAGATAGCATAGAATAGCCATATCCAGTTTGTAGATCAGTTGGATCCGACTCCATTATTTTTTTTATAGGGTCTCTAAGATCTGTATTAAATGAACTTGCACTAATATCCACGGTTAATCCTTTTTATAATACTAATACTTCAATAACTTTAATATCTATGTTGTTGTTAGATTCTAAAGCAATAGCAAACACATCTCCAGAATGTGGAACTGCTGCTACTGCGGTTCCGTCATTTCCTGCGATCAATCTTTGTCCTTTACGAACAGCTCCAGTTACTTTACAAGGAACTCGACCTTTTAGTGCAATATAAGTACCGCCTTCTAAATCTTTATTCATCATAAATGCAGGATTTGTAGAAACCACACCAATGGCACGCTGGCCCCATTGACATGCTTCAACTTCATGCTCTTCGTGTTCACAAATAGAAACTACAGTCCCTGGCTCATATTCTTTATCTGCTAGATATTTTTCTGCTAAGTCAGCGTATCGAGCTGCTGTTGCAGTACCATTCATAATATTAGCGTATATATCACCGTTATTATCCCTACTTACTACAGAAGTTTTATCCCCGCCAGCTGGCAAAGTAATTGAAGCAGAATAATAAGACGAAGCACCAACTTTTAATGTATCGGATTTTTCGGCAGTTCCTTTAAAAATTCTAGCGGTCAAATCACCAAGAGAATCTCTAGCTGCAATCGATGCAACACCGGTCGGAACTGTTGTAGTAGCAAATCTTGCAGAACCTGCATCGACAATTAACGATCCCGAAGAACCGGTACATGAACCAGTCAATGATCCTACAACTTCAACAGGGGTGCCCTGTGCACCAACAGAACCAGTAAAGAATCCACTGAATGTGTTTGTTTGAGAATTGTATGCAATAGTATTATCGTCGGCCCAGACAGAACCATAAAATCTGCTGTTTGTGGAATCTACAATTGTCTTGATTCCAGATTGATCAATTAAATCACCTTGTAAATTTGAAAATACTTTTACTGCATATATATTTCTGTACTTACTATCAGATCTACCAATATCAAATACTGGAGATACAGCACCAGAAGGTAAGATCGGGTAGAAACCATCTTTGGTAACAACTATCGAATCCCTATCTGTTGTATTAGTTTTAATTCTTAATGTTATTGTTCCTGGATCTCCGCCGGGAACTGCACCAGCTTGATTTTGAATAATTGGAAATTCTCCACCTTCAATATAAATACGCAACGGTTTACTGCCAGGAAAACCAACTTCATAACCGTCATAAGGAAATGTCACCGGATTTGTAAAACTTGCTTGACTTGACTTAATGTAATCACCGGCAGGGAATCCACCCAATCTATCTGCATCTGCTGCTGTCCCCCAAAATTTCCAATTTAATGCAGTAACACCTGTAGTGCTATTGGCTTCTGGTAATGTAAATCCTTTCTTAACAACACTAAATCCAGGTATCGGATTAATAGTTGAATCAATAGTAAATTCTTCTTTACTTAATATTGCAATTACTTCGTCAGCTACTGATAATTTTACAATAGCATAATTAGTACCGCCGACTGCTTTAACAATACTTGCGGTAAATGTTGAAGTACCAAATCCAGGAGCGGTTTGAGGACCAACTAAAACAAACGCACTACCAGACCAACAATTTAATTGATTAGTACTGGTATTGAACCAAAGATCTCCGGTTTGTAGACCTGTGGGCGGAGTATCACTAATTTCGGCGCCACCGGCAGCTTTAAAAATAGTACCGTCAAAATATCTTAAACGTTTTTTACCGCTATCGTACCAAATCTGTCCAGTAATTCTTTTAGGTGGAGGTGTGGTATTTGCAAAGTTTTCTAGTAAATGTAAAAAATTTTCATTTTGAACTTCGCCGTAACCGGCATAGTTTTTACCTACAAAACGTAAATCTGTAGTATTGTCAATTGTACCGTCTGGTACATTTGTTAAAAAAGTTCCGTTAAATTTGTCAACTTGATATGGCATTCTTAGCTCCGTTTATCTATTTATTTTAAAGTAATTGTCCTTGTGCAGCCAGATCTCGCTGTCTTTCTAGCTCTAAGTATTCTGCCTGACTTAATGTTGTAGATTTACTCAAAGCTTGTTCTCTAATATGTCTTAAAATTTTCCAATCTGTGCTATTTAAGAATTCTCTATTTTGAGCGGCCTTTAGATAACTAGGTGTCATCTCCGAAGTTTTTTCTTTAATAATTTTTAAAGATGTATCAAAATAATGTGTATTCTTTTGTAATTGCCAAAAATCAGCATCAGAAATCTCATGAATTAATACTGTAGATGGAACTTCTGGTCTGTAGTTTAATACAGATATAACATTATCGTTTTCTATACAAATATAATACATTATATTCCCCAAATTGCTAGCCAGTTGGCTGACGGTGTCGATCTTTGTTCGGTATTTTGAACCCAAACTCTTATTCTATCAACTCGTTCTTCATATATACATCTCATGTTATCATCACTGTTTACATCTCCAGCAAAATATATATACGCAATCGATGGTATAAAAGCAATTAACTTTGCCATGGTTTTTCCTGTTGGAGGAAATACATCAAAATAATTTGATGCATCACTAAAATTACCAACACTGTTCGAATATCCAACAGCGGCTGTTGTTCCATAGGTAAATGTAGTATTATTTGTAGAAGATAAAAATCCACTTATTGTATTGTTTACAGCAATTTGTATTGCAGAATCTGAGTCATCTACATATTTTTTAGTTGCAGCACCATTATCTACTGTAGGAGGTCCAGCTAAAATTAATAATCCAGTCATAGTTGAACCTGATTTGGCTACATACAACGAATCAACATATAACTTTGTTGCTGCGTGATAATTATTATCAGGATCTGAATGCAGTGTAAGAAACCCGGTTAATGCTCCGCCACTTGTGGGAAGTTTTGTATTGTCAAAAACAGTTATATTAGCGGTACCATCAAAATTAATACCATTAATAGCCCTGGCTGTTTGTAATTTTGTTGCAGTATCTGCATTACCTTTAAAGCCTTGACTGGCTGTAATTTCTCTGGCGAAAATATCACTCTGAGCATTTCTAGCAACTAAGGTATTTGGAAGGCTGTTGATTTCTCCCTTAACGTTCCATGTAGCCGATGCGGTTCCGTCATATACTGAAGTTGAATCACCATATGTAATCACATCAATGTATGATCCTGCTGTTAGTCCACCGGTGGCTCCTGAGGTTATAGTAATATTTTGAGTGCCATCAAATGAAACACCATTTATAGTTCTAGACTGTAATAATCTTGATGATGTACTAGCGTTACCGGTTACATTACCGGTTACATTACCGGTAAATGTAGCATTCGCTCCAGTTGTTCCACTATCTAAAACAACTGTTCCGTTTGATGATTTTATATCGCCGGTCAAATCTCCTGTTAAACTACCAATAAAAGATGTTGCGGTAATTTGACCTGCACTAAAATTACCGGAAATATCACGTGCTACAATTTTACCCCCAGTATTAGCATTTGTAGCATCTACACTAAAAGTGACATCGCTAGTACCATCGAATGATGTTGCTGTTCCAATTAAGTATGTTCCGCGAGACAATGATTTTGCTAAAGCTGCTGTAACAGTAATATTTGCAGTTCCGTCAAAATCAACACCGTTAATTTTACGTGAAATTTGAAGTTTGGTTGCTGATGCTGCATTGCCGCCAATACTGGCATTAAAATTTGCTGTAGATGATAGATTAAAACCTTTTGTAAGTGAAGTAAATCCCAGAATTGCATCTAATGCATTGATAGTAAAAATATCACTAGACAGAATTGCTAACACATCACCGTTAACTGTCATTTTAATTATTGCATGATAATTTCCCGACAGATCCCTAACTTTGGTACTTACTAATCTAGTAACACCAAATGGTATATCAGCTGATTCGGGCCCTACTAGTTGCCAACCATTAGCGGTATATGGCGATGTTCCATCATAGAAAAATAATTGTTTGGAAGATTGTTTAACCCAAAGATCACCTCTAGCAGGTGTTGTAGGGGGATTGTCAGCCACCAGTGCCGCCGACACAGGATTCCAGTCTGTACCATCGTAGACATTTAAAATTTTTGTTGCTGTATTATAATATATCTGTCCAGTAAGAGGTGTTGGTGGCGCACTATCTGCTGCAAAGTTTTCTAATAACCAAAGAAAATTTTCGTTTTGAACTTCGCCATATCCAGCATAATTTCTACCAACTAGTTTAACACTAGTAGTAGCATTAATTCTTCCATCTTCTAAAACAGTAAGTTCGTTACCGTTCCATTTATTAATACGATATGGCATTTTTTAAATTCCTTTTATGGCTGTATTGTCCATACAGACGATATCAATCTAAATGTTTTTACTACTCTTGTAATTACAATATCGCTAGTTGGTAAAGTTATTGGATTCAATGTTATATCTTGTAATGCCGTACCAAATGACGTCGGACTTACCGATGTTACATATGTTTCATATGATTTAATCAACTGGCCTGTGACTGTAAGAGTTTCTGTTGTATTTGTAAAGTATGAGCATAGAACTCGTAACGTTGTATTTTCCTGATGTTCTACCGCTGGAAATAATTGTATTAAAAATCCAGAAATTGCATTATCTGTTATTGGATTTCCCGGATTACTTGGATCAGAAATATCCATAGCAAATGCTAACGGTGCTTTAGAAACTGCATAATCAACATAGGCTTTTGGTGCAGCATCGTTCGGTAGACTTGGACTTTCTACAGAATTGGTAAAACTATTATAAACATATTTGACATCTTTAATTTCTGTGCTGCTAACTCTAATTGCACCTGTACCGGACGGGTTTAATATTAAATCTGTGTTGGTAAATCTAGTTGATATTTCATTATCATTAAAAAACAAATCATCAACAGTAAAAGTATCAAATGCTCCAAAATTAGTTAATCCAGAAGCAGTCTGAACTGTTGCACCAAGCGATGCAGCATCGAGTATTTTTACACCATTAATTCTAATAGCAGCAGTTGGACTAGTTAAGTTAATATCGCCATTAAGATTCCAAGCCTGAGAAGATAGTGCTGGTAATTGATCTGTTGGTGCTTTTGCAGTAGTAGACCAAATAATTAATTTATCAGTTGTGCCTTTTAAAATAATTCCGCCGCCGTCGGCAGTTTCATCTGTAGGAGTAACAATCTTTCCTAATTCTATTAATTTGTCTTCAACTGTAACATTTACAGTATTCAATGTAAATGTATCACCAAGTACCGTTAAATTTCCAGCAATTTGTACATTGCCCCCAAATCTAGCTTCGCTTGTTGGAACACCATTATAAAAATCAATAATGTCTTGGGAAGTTTGAACACCTATAACTGTAGGAAAGGTAATATTATCCTTGTTTACAATAATATCAATATTTTTTCCTTGTTCACGATTAGCTATGAGAAATGTCCCAATGCCGTTTACACTTAAATTAATTTGATTTTGAGAACCAAATGTATAACCTGCATTAGAAGAACTAGTAATTGAACCAACCATTGTGACCGCAGGAACATCTGTTCTCATGAACGACGAAATTGATTGTCCTGCTAATTTTTCTGAATTTGCTGCGGTGGTATCAAATTTTACATCAAACGCCGGATTAGTTTCAAATCCAGGAAACTTTCCAGAATTAAAACCAATATTAATATCAGTGTTTAAAGGATATCCAACAATTTGATTTACTGGTCTAAATTTAGATTTACTAAAAATTCCAAGTAACGATCCTCCTGCATATAATAAAACAACTGTCTGATCCGATCCAAGACTATCTTTAACCGTCTCAACGACAAATCCGCTTTTTGCCTGTGGTTTACTATAGGCTGGAGATACCAATAACGGTGTTGTTCCGTCATAAAAATACAATTGTTCTTTAGATGTATTGTACCAAAAATCTCCGGCACCTAGGCCAACTGGCTGAACTGAAGTTAATGCAGCCGAACCAACAGACTTAAACTCGTTACCTGTATAAACCTTAATTCGTTGTTCGGCAGTGTCGTACCACAACTGTCCTCTTATAGATCTTAGAGGTGCGCTGTTATTTGCAAAATTTTCTAATAATTTTACAAAATTTTCGTTTAAAAATTCTCCAAAACCGCTGTAATTTTTTCCAATAAGAGTTAGCGACGAACTTAATTGATCTACCTGTCCGTCGGGTACAGTTGCTAGTATATTAGTATCGGTTTTGTTAACAATATATGCCATCTTTTATATCCTATTAAGAATTGATTGGATCAAAGAAATCTCTACCGTATCTAATAATATAATTAATAGTTTGATATGGATTCATAATCGAGAACGGTTGACTTAAGGTTGCAGACGATTGATCTTTAATTTTACCAGAACTTGGTAAACTTGCTAACTGACCGGCAACTGGTAAACCTCCAGGTCTTGAACTAGATCCAACATCAGTTGGACTAGCATTAGTTGCATTTACAGCATAATATTGATCCCCCGGTGTAACACCGTCCGCCCTCGTTCCTTGCATATTATGCTCATGCTGAGGTAAATTGGTAATTGCTAAAGTATATGATTGTGAACCGGATGTTCCCCCAACAGTTGCAGCAGCAGCACCTGTTACCACGTTAGCAGTACCTCCGCCGGCCGATTGACTGTTCGAAGATATCTGTAAACCATTTGCCATATTATCAGCACCTAACGGAAATCTACCTCTAAAATCAGGTAATTTAAAATACAAATTAAAGTCTGATCCGGATCTCCAAGTATATCCAATAGGGACATAATTGTTAGCAATAATATCAAATAAATCAGCATATCTATTTTTTAAAATTTCGCTGCCATCACATAGAAGATATCCTGCAGGAACCGTTGTGCCGGCAAACGGCAAAATTGTTCCTACCGGTACTGCAAGTTCTCCTACAAAATTATCTCTAGTAATTCTTCCTAATTTATTAGATGCTGATGATCTTGGAAGATATATTAAAATATTTGTATCATATGTAGAACGTGTAATTAAATCCTGACTTTGAATTAGATCAACAGATAACACTGTATCAAATTCTTTAACTGTTGAGGTTCCTGATCCGTCAAATGAAACATCATTTCTTAAAGTTACTGCACCTTTAAATCTAAAAGTTGTTGGATTTTTAAGTGCATTAGCGGTGTCGGCATTTCCATTTATGTTACCAGTAAACGATCCATTAAATTCTTGAGCAGTAATTGTTTTGGCATAAATCTCTTTATATCTATTTGTTATAGATCCACCAATTGAATAAGTATCCGTTGCTGGAGGAACAATATTTCTTGTGGTCATTATTCCTTGGGAATCTATATTTCCTCCCACAACTAGTTTTTTCTTAATAGATGCACCGCCCGTAACCTGTAATGCTCCGCTGTTAACATTAACCGCATCAGATTCAGATTTTATATAAAATGTTCCTGTTAATAATGCATTACCTGTTACATCTAACGATTCTTGAGGATCTAAAGAATTAATACCAACTCTATCGTTTTTAACTCTTAGTACAGTAGAAGGAAGATCCAATTTTGAAGTTTGAATATCAACAACAGCACCGGGTAACGAATTATAAATTTTTGCACCATTTGTGCCGTTTAAAATGTTTAATGTACTATCAGCGCCAACAGTAATACCTAAATTATTTCTAACATTGAACTGAAAATCAGTTGTATTAATTGTGTCCGATCTTAAAAATTTAGAAGATGCTACATTAGCATCGTTAATTCTTAAATTTTCAGCCGATGATGCTATTCCTAATAGTCTAGTCGGAAATCCTGTTAAAAAAGTTTCTGTAGTAATATTAATACCCGGTTTAATTCCATCTACAGTAAATCCAAAAATATCCGATTTAGGAAAGAATCTGTCTTTGCTAATAATAACCAATGGGCTGTCATCTACATAAAATGTAACTACAGTTTTTTCTGTGTTATCTTGATCAATGATAGTTTCAACAATTGGACCAGTTCGTTTTCCATCAATAGTACTAATATACGGACCAACCAATATCCACTTACTTCCAGAAAAAATAGATAATTGTTGTTTACTAGTATTAACCCATAAATCGCCTTTTCTACTTGCACCAACCGCAGGTTCTGCAACACTAGTTTGTATATTAGAAGCTGCTTTCCAATCAACACTGTCCCATATTTTTAATTGTTCATTTGTAGTATCGTACCATAGTTGACCTTCAACAGGATTTACAGGTCTACCAGGACCTGCAAAATTTTCTAAAAGTCTAACAAAATTTTCTGCAATAATTTGGCCGTATCCCGTCACATTACGACCTGGTAATGTAAGACTAGTGTCAGTATTTGACGTATTGTCATATACTGTAATAGGTACTTTTTGATCTTTTTCAGTAAACGTTACAATATATGGCATCTTTAAACCTCATTAAAACCAGTTAAACTCTGGATACGAACTGTGTAATCTATTTGCATTAATCTATTCAATGATTTTTGTACAGGATGAAAAACTACATGAGTTAATAATTTTCCGTTGCCCGAAGGATCGTATCCTTTTAATCCAAGCTCGTCAAAAATAAAATTTCCATCCATTGTTTGGCTGTTATCAAATGCCTCTTGACCTGCAGGTTCTCCGTAATCTAAAAAACATGTAATTACAATATCTGAGTATGTTGCACCGCTAATATGACGAATTTCCATTTTATTTCTAATAGGATCTAAATTTTCTTTAGCTGTTTGATCAATTACTTTAGCGTATGTTTGATTATACAGACTTGAGTTAGTACCGGTCGTGTTCGGAGTTAGATACGTAATTAAACCAGTGGGGTCAACTGTTGTGCCCCCTGTACCAAAAACCATTTGATAAACTGTTCCTTTGCCTTGAGAGGATAAACTTTGGGCTAAAGCAACACTCATATTTTCATAATGAATTGCATTTCTTTTGTCTCGAAAAACTTCTCCAGTTTTTGGATCCCAAATTTTAATATGTCCCTCGATGTGAAAACCCATGGTTTCGTTTGGTTTTGTCATAGTTGTTTTATCTTTATCTGTTAACATGATATTTCTCATTTTGTATTTATTTCTTCTATTTTGTACTCTTATTTCTTAAAAACTGTGCTACAACAGAATCATTGTTAATTAAAGTAATTCCGCTGGCCGCTGTTGATAATCCAGTATCGTAGAAAATATTACCGGTTTTACTAATAATTACAATTCTGCTACCTGCAGATATTGCAGTTGTTAGTCTGATATATGGAGTAGTGCCGTCTACTGAAAATTCTGCCTCAACATCGATATCAGCCAATGGGCTTGCTAGTCCATTAGTTTCTTGATAACGTTTATAAGGATTTTTTCTAAGTCGTTTTCCGTTAACAAATACTTCATATTGATCGTTCGGTCCGTGAGTTGCAGGTATTGTAGATCTGTACCATACTGTATTTCTTGTAGACTTAATAGGAGTAGTCAGTAAAGGACCAATCAATAACGAGGTTCCGTCACTGATAAATTCTTCTTTATTTTGATATTCTCTATAAGGAAGAGATTCTCCAATTCCCACATCAACTACATCAGAATTAATATTGTGTTTTTCCGGAATCGATGTTCCCAAAATTCCTCTAGTTAACTGAGATAAAATGTTGCCATTTTTTTGATAATAATTAATTCTTTCACTGTTAATTGTAACAGTTCCGGGAATTTTATTAATTATATCTGGAACAAAGAGATAATCACCGTTATCAACGGTAATTTGTGTATCATAATAATTTAATTCTTGTGTTAGTTTTACTTGCCCTATTATATATCTCTTATAATGAGTTAAATTTAACATGTCTTTAAAAATCTCATATGCAAAGACTGGATTGTAATTTTCTTGTCCAAAAATAACCAACGTTATGTCATCTGTTTATAACGCTAAATTGGTTAATTTTACAAAGTTATCTGTTAAATTAACTTCGTATTCAACTTCAGGAGCTAATCTAAAACCATTTTTATAAACCCACACTGTTGAAATATCAGTTACTTTTCTTCTTAATTTCATTACTCCGTAATTTCCAGGAAATCTGTCTTTTATTAAAGACATTGTTGGATATTCGCTAAACCAAATAACTTTAATAAGATCACCCGGGTTCAGAGACAATACTGGTAATAATCTAATTTCATTGTTTTCAATTTTATAAGAATTGTTTTGCGCAATTTCAATTCTGATTTCGTCTCCAATTATTAATGATTTAGTAATTGTTAAAAGATTAGTCGATCCTTCTAAAATCCAATCTGAAATAAATTCAGTTTTTATTTCATTAATATATACAGATATATTTCTTACATCAATACTGCCTGGACCAAAATACGGATCTTGTCCAATGATATTTGAATTGTTAGAACCATTATAAACAATAACTTGTGTATCGCCAGATGGTATTAATCTATTGTTAACTTCAACTAACATATTTCCAGCTGCCGAGCTTCTTTCTAAATTAACAAATTTGTCTAGGTCATAGAGTCTGGTGCTACCATCATGTATAATTATTTGTTCATTGATTCTAATTGCACTCTGACCGGAACTGTCTGCTTCTATAGATGTCCCAAGAACTAAAATTTTAACAACTTGATTAAAACTAGGCGGAACTGAGAATTCAATTACTGTTTCATCTTTATCGTTTAATAACCCTTTTGATGTTACAAACGATACAGGAACCTCTAATCCATTTACTGTAACTATTATATAAGATGTTTCTACATGTTGAGCTTTTGTTAAAAAATATCTTGTTGCACCATCTCCTACAAATTCAGAAAAATCAAGAATAGCATACCCGCCTGGCCCAATTGAAACTATTTCAACAATTTTACCAGCAGGAGGAGTTACAAAAAATTCTATTTCACTATTTTTAAAATCTAAGTAATAATCATAAGAAATATTATAAAGATCTAAGCTCTGACCCTGTTTAACTTTATCAAGATACACAGAAACAGATTTTGATTCTAAAATTTTATTTGTAAATTTAAATCTTTTTGCAATTCCATCAGTAAAATAAACATTACTCTTAACTTGTGCAGCTCCGACATATGTTCTATGAAAAGTTTTAATCGATACTGTATCTAATACCTGTCCTGGTACATTTTCCTCCGGAGAAGGAACTTGATCTGGGGAAATAAATTTATCCCCAGATACAACTATTTCTTCTGCGGTTAAACCGTTAGCAGTAGAATATATATTGTTGGTATTAAGTAACGAACCACCACTTAAAAGAGTGTCTTGAACATTTGTATCAGTAATATTGACCGAACCGTCACTTGTGCTTGGACGGAAGATTAATATATCCCCGGCTTGTGTTGCTAATAATATAGGCAAGTCAATATCTTTAATCACTCCATTACCAATAAATGTATTCATTAATACCCCGGCAGGTGCTGATCTTTTACCATTTGGTTGAACTGTTGAACCATCATATACGTTATAGTAAGGATCATCGATGCGAGTAAATCTTCCAGTTTTATCTGGCAAGGTAGAAAAATCACCTCGTTTGATATAAACATTAATTGCTTGCCCAATTGACGGAGTGTACGGTAACTGAATACTAGTAGTACTACCATCGGCTATAACATAGTAATCCGAGTTTGGTGTAACACTATCCCAACTATCGCTAAACCAAGGCAATGCATCCCAACCTCCGGTTGAATTGAAAGAACTTCCCTGAATAATTACACCGCCAAAGTCAATGCCGGTCATTAACTGAGATGCATCTTTTCCAGTCATTCCATCTAACGGATTATAATATTTTTTAATCCTATCTACACTATCTAAAATTTCATCGTTCTTTGAATATATGATTCTAATTACAGTCCCTGTAGCCGGAACTAATAAAAATTTAATTCTTCCTTGAATGAAAGTAAACCCATCAATCATTTGTTCAAATAAAGATAATTCATACTCATTTGACAAAATCAATCCGTTGTTTAGATAAACAGTTATCTTTGATCTATCTCTTGATGGAGGATATTTTAAATTAAAAACAGAAGTAACTCCGCTGGCTACAATTGTTTCGTCTTGTACAAAAGAAGAATAAGTTCCATTTTTTGATATTCTATCAAATTTCATAGTAATATCAAAAGATCTAATTGTTCCTTTTCCAATTATAGCACTAGCTTTGGCTTGAGTTCCGGTATCAGAAAATCCGCCAACTAATGTAACTGTAGGTGCAGATGTATATCCTATACCCTCTTTAGTAATAACAACTCCGGTTACACTACCGTTAGAAACATATGCCAATGCTTCGGCACCGCTGCCACCGCCGCCGTTAATTACAACAGTAGGAGGATTAATGTATCCAGAACCAGAATCATATACCGTTATCTCAATAACTTTGTAGGTATTATTATCTTTCCAAAGTTTCCAAGGATATGTGTTTAAAATTTCATTATTTGTTTTTACTGGGATTAATTTACCTTCTGTATCTTCGTAATAAGGAGGAAGGTCAAAATCAGTCAGTAATGATTGTGTATTTTCTAAAGAATTATATGTACTAGTAAATTCTCTAATTTTTGTTCTATAAGGTTTAACTTCTTTTAGATACTGTTCATAACTTTCAAGATTGTCATTCTTATAATGAGACTTTTGTTCAAGATCCCCAATAGTATGTATTGCATTTAAAAAGCTTGTTTTAAAGGCCCAATCAACATATAATTGTTCAGAAAAAATAAAATGAATACTATTAAAAAATAGTTTATTCCAATAAAATTTAAATTCATCAATTAATATATTTTCTTTAATTGCTTTAATAATATTTCTTGTTTCGCTAACTGGCTGATTATCGTATGATATTAAATCATATGTTCCAACATTATCGTATCCTACTTGATTTTGTGCATCATCGTAGATTAAAGAAGAAATTTCAATAGTTCCTCGGTATCTTCCAACTAATTCGTATTTTTCATTTATAGTAGTAGCAGAAAGATTTATTAATTTTAAAACAGCCCATCCGCCACTTCCATATTCGGAAACTTTTATTAAATCATTAACTTTTAAATCTATTAATTTAGCTAATTGTGGTTCGTAATAAGTTCCTGGAATTTCGTCAATAATTTTATTTGAAGAATTATAACCTTGAGCCCACCAGTCAATATAAGACCAATACTTTGTAGTATCAAAGTCTTGAGTTAAGGATCTGTAGAATGTTTTGTTTCTTTCATTAAATTGATAAATTGACCAGTAATTTCTGTAGGTCTCGTCTGTTTTAACTAACACAGAAAAACCTCTTACATTTAAAATTACATTGTCATATTTTTTGCCTGGATTATTAATAACGTAACCTGTTACTTTACCAGAATTATCAATTGTTAATGTAACTCTAGCACCAGATCCTGTCCCAACTATTGATACAGGGGGAGCTACTCTGTAACCAAATCCAGAATCAACAATATCAATCGATTCAATTTGTCCATCAATTAAATTAGCTCTTAATAATGCTGGTCTAACTCTTGCAGCATTAATTGTGATTAACTCTGCATATGTTTCGACAGAGACATCATATAATTTTAATGTTTCGGTTGGAACTTCATCTATTGCATTTAAATTTGTAAAATCTAATGTTTCAGCAAATGGTTTTTCTCTTAATACTGCATTTACATCATCAACAAAAATTTTAAGAGCAGTTGATTTGTTAACAAACATACTCTGTCTTGGTCTAAATAAAATTCCATATTTTTGTTTAGGGGCTAGATTTGGATCGGGAACTTTGTTACCAGCCTGATCATAGCCAATTAAACTATCAATCCATTTTTGTTCTAATTGTAAAGTAGGTACACTATCGCCCTGTCCCTCCGTTAACAGTTCATATTCATGATGTATTAAATTAATATTTTTATTAGAGTTATTGAATTTAATATTCAATGCGGCACTTGTACTAGGAAGATATTTTTCAAAATTATATGCCAATAATCTATCTTGAGATATAAACCCAACAAAAGGAATTCCAGAACTAATTGGACTTGTAATATACAAGGCAACTTCTGCTGCTGATATTTTTCTATTACTGCTATCCGGAACAACTACAGAATTTTTTACCCAGTAATAATAATAACTAGTGAGTACTGTTCCTGTTTTTTCATCATATACTTCTTTAATATTATAAACAGTATCGTTGGCATATAACGGTTGTCCAGAAATGTTTAATGCCAAACCTTCAGTAGTATCGGCAATTAACGACCATTGAGACGGTAAAATTTTTGTTTCTACCCACTCGTACACATCCACTGACGACGAATCTGCTAATTCATTCCAATGACCAATTTTATAGGATAACTCTCCCTGTTCGTAGTTAGTCCATTTAACTGTTTTAAAATTAACCCAAATCTTTCCTACATTAGTTTCATACCAAGTTCTTGAAGAATCAACAATAACCGAATCATTTCCTTTAGAATAAATTGCAGGATCGTAGGGATTTTTAAAAGAAATTTCTTGTTCTACAATTCCTAAAAACTTATATTTGTAATGATCAACAATATCAACATCTGTAATTTTTTTATTATTTTCAACGTCGTATAACGCAAGACTCTTAATTAAATCTATTCTTGTCTGCGGTTCCTGTTGACCGATTGTTGACCAAGTTTTAGCTGTGGCAGAACGTTTAAATTTTCTAACTTGACCAATAACTCCCTGAGCTGTTTTAAGTGTTGGAGAACCAACAACTATTACATTGTCATTAAGATCTAATGAGAACCCAAAACTTTCATTAGGTATTAAATTTGGCGGATCTAATTCTTCGGCAAGGTAGTACTCTGTATCTTGTTTTTCATATACATAAACTCGACCGGTGTTTCCTCGTTTATCAAAAAATGTAGTGGTATTCTGATCAAATCTAGTTTTACTTAAATCGTACTTAATATTAAATTTTGTAATTGAATTTTGACCTGAAACTACTAATGAATTAGCATCATTAGAAATTTTTACCTGTGTACCGTATAACTCAAAGTTTGATGCATCGGATCCACTAATTTTATTTGTTATAACGTATTTTTCATTTGTTCGAGAATATTTAAAAACATAAACATATCCGTTGTCAACATAACCATAATCACCATACGGGGCCGATACAACCAAAGTGTCACCAGTAGCGTCAATGTCAACCGACGATCCTAAACGATCTCCGGTTTCAATTATTTGAAGTCCGATATCACTTAATAACGATAGATTCTGATTGTTAATTGTTTGAAATAATCTATAAACTCCGAGATCATTACGTTTATAAACAAATACTTTACCAAATTTTTTATTTGAACTATCGAAAGTACCAATATCAATTAGTGTCCAATTAATTCCTGTTGTTGGAATATCGTTAATAGATGTAGAACCATTTACACGATAATAGTTAGACTCGTATCTAACAACATCGCCGCCCCCATAAAGTGTATAAGATTTCCACACACCCTTGTAATTAGTAAATGATCTATCATCCCCGTATGGCGACCCTACTATTAATGTAGATGCATCACTATTAAATGCAATTGAGGTACCAAACTGATCGCCTTGTTTGACAATTTCTGGTAATCTAAATATTGACGAATCCGGAAGTAACCCTACTTCTGAAATTGTACCGTCAGATACCATTGCAGCACTAGTCGGAAGAGAACTTTGTGTAATTGTATCTTCCATCTCGATCCAATCTGCAGAATTTACAGTAATTGTGCTACCATCGGCTTGCTGATTAGATTTTGCTTTCCATAACTTATTAGCGTAATAAACTATCGAACCTGCAATGTATTGTCTTGATGGATCATACACTCCCTGATACGATTCGTCTTCTATTAATTCCCAAATTGGATTATCATTGTCTGTATCATTTAATGTATAAAGATATACTGCTCCTGTGGCATTAACTGCTCCAGGAGCAGAAATAGCTAGATAATATTTTCCGTTTGAAATTCCGGAAGTTATACTAAATCCAAATAATTCGTTTGGTTGAGGACGAGGACTTACAAACGATCCTTCATAATTCCATTGTTCTTCATACCATCTGTATATTGAAACCATACCTTGTTCGATATAACCAGAATTTCCAGCGGTAGTTAACGCCCAATAAGTTTGATTGATTGGTAAATTGTTTGTAGTATTTTGTAAAGCAATATATGAAAAAATACCAAATTTAACTATAGAACCTTTTCTATAAAATCTGCTTGGATCATAAGAATCTTGATATGTATCTGCCGGAATATTATAAACATATTCCCAATCTGCAGATTCTAAAGTGATAGTACTTCCATCACCATTAAGATTACGTGTTGCTCTCCAAAGTTTGCCTGCAAACAATACTATATCATTTTGTTCGTAATCTTCTGTTTCAGAAAAAATTCCTTGAAAACGAGATCCTATGCCACTAACTAACGGTGAACCAACAAATAACCATTGTTCGTCAGATGTAGCATGTAACGAATATCCAAACTTTCCTAGTAAGTTTGTTGTAAAAGAATCTGGAGCTATTAGAGTTTGAACATTTCTTAATGTTCCGTCAAAATTGTCTTTGTAAACTGCTACTCCATTTGATCCTGGGAGTGACGCAATAGTTTGATTTCTAAATGTTAAATGAATTACTGCTGTTCCTGCACCTCGGGGAATTGAATAACCATAATCACTAATTTCATTCCTGGTGTAAATTGAACTTATTTTTTCTATTACTTCCCATCTATTGTTTTCGTCATTATCGATCCATAGTTTATCGCCTACTTTTAATTTTGCAATTTGAGGATCTGATAATTCTTTAGCTGTTGTTAGTCGTGAATCAACAAATATACCAACTGCTAATAATGAACTGTTATCTATTTCTGGATCGCCGCCTGTAGGTAATGCAACATTAAAAGTAAAAGGTTCAACTGAAATAATCTTATGATAACCGGATAATCTAGCTATTCCCTCAATTCCTATAATTTGATCGACTGTAAAATTATGTCTTACATTACAGGTTAATGTAACTATTTTATCTGAGTTATTAACTTCTAAACTATCAATTAAAATATTAGATCGTGTGTATCTAAAAACTGACCATTGATCTGGTTCTACAAATGTAGTCCAAATATGATCACCGTAATTAATAGTATCTGCAGATAAACTGAGAACGTTTTCTAACTTTGCAGTTTTAAAATCTACTTGATCTTCTCTTACATATCCAGCGGTTCTATTTGGAACATTTTGATAAGCAACTGGAATTATATTTTTATCTGCACCGTAAGGTTTAATTACAAAATCATTAATTGGAATTCGATAATATAAGTCATTGGTTTCAGAATATTCAATAGAGTTATTAATTAAAAGAGGCTGAGGAGTTAGTTTAAACTGACCTTTGTTTAGTGCAATTTCGTATTCTTTATATTGATCTGTTCCGCCAAAGTCACCTACTCTAAATGCCCATTCTTCTTTGAGAATTACACTATCAGTATTATTTCTACTTAATTTGTCAAAGATTTTAGTAATAGCATTTTTTGTACCTTTTTCTCTAATAAATCCTTGATAGATTTTAAATTGAGAAACTGAATCTTCACTTAGATTATTAAGATATTCTCTCGATTGATAACCAATAGAATGACGTGCTAGATCTCGTTGGCTTGATCCAAGGCCGTCTGAATCAAGATCATAATAATCTTCAAACTGATTAATGCGATAATCAAAGTTTGCTACCAAACCTTTGCTAGGAATGTTATCTAATTTAGTCCAGTTAGTTTCATTAAACTCTATTGTACCTTCTTGTTTTTTCTTACTAGTCCAGAAAAATTCTCTATAGCGTACAATATCACCCAAATTATAATCTGTATATTGTTGCCACGACTGTACATTAACATTGTCAAATATAAATCCAGGACTTGTGTAATCTCCGTCCCAGTCTGTGGTTCTAAAACCGATTACTTTAACTCTATCCTGTCTATATCCAGAAGTTTTATCGTATAACACATCATTAAAAACAGTTTTATCATCAAATAATACTACATGTTCTTTTAATACAAAGTTAATATTTGCAAAATAGATTCCATCTAGAGTATCTGTTACAGTAATAGAAAATTCTTGATAATCTCTGTTAACGTTAATAAACGAACTTGACAAAACTGTGCCATCACGCTTATAAATGGCATAATCATAAAAACTATCTAATAAGTTATCAACTGAACCTAACCCAAATTTAATATGAAACTTGTATGCTGCCGGACTTAGAGTTATTAATTGTCCCTCTGCCCAATTATGCTTACTCCAAAACATAAATTCTTTAACTGAGGTGGTCCAATTATTAACCGTTTGAGTTTCATAATTGTATTGATCAAATATCATTCCTAAAGTTAATAGGTATTGATCATATCCAAAAATAAAATTAGCAACAGATTGTAAAGTTGGTAATACTGTTCCGTAGGATAATTTTTTCAAAGTATTAAAATTAAAATTCTGTCTTTTTAAAACTTCGACTGCACCAACCTGCTCAAGTTTTGATATTTGTTTAAACAACTTTTCATCAAAGGATGTGATACTTTGATGTGATGATAAAACTTTAAAATATTTGCCCTGATACTGAACTGTTTGACCAATTTGATAATTTTTGTTAGGTTCCCATACCAAGAAACTGTCAGTTACTCCACCAACTGTAATAAACGGATCTGTTTTAGATTCTACCGCTTCATAATAATTAAAGTAAGGATTTTTGTTGTCATACCCAGATAATCTCCATCCAGTATTAACTTTTTCAATTATTACGCCACTATAGTTAATAGTTAAGAACGGTGTTCCAATGTTAAAAATTATATTATAATTTTCTTGAGGAATAAAAATACTGCTCGATTTTGATTTAGGATTTTTACTATCTAAAAGATATTTTTGCTGAGTAGCATCGACGAATCCCCCCAGTTTATTTGATAATTTAATATCTAAATTTTTAATTTTTTTAGTTAATAACTCAGTATCTTTATCTTGTCCTTTAATATAATCAATAATATAATTTAATAAACCTGTTGTTTGTAAACCATTTACCGATGGAATTAGTATTGAATTAATATCAATAAATTTATTTGTTTCAGAATAAACTGTTTGTCCAATTATATTTGTTTTAACTCTAAATGAATCAAGAGACTTAGAAATAAATTCAAACGGTCTTAACAATGATAGCGCAGACATTAAGGCAAATGGATACTGTGGACTCTTTCTCCATGCGGCTTCTGCAGGACTAATATCTCCAAACTTAAAATTACCTTTTGAATTAATTAATACAAAATCTTGTGCTAAATTTGCCTGCAACGGAGATAGCAACTGTCCTTGATCATTTACGGGTATATGAGATAAAATAGTAGATCGTCGATATCTTTGATGAGTGCCTGCACGAGATCCTCGACGAATTCTGCCATCACGAATATCCTCCCAAAGAATTAAATTATTTCTAGTATAAGGAGCAGGTCCATATTCTTCGTCCCACCAAATTGGTTTTTCACTAAACCCTAACATTTCCCAAGGACATGTATGTGGTCTATCAGTATCATAAACCCACTGATAAACACCTCTCCACCAACCTACAAGATTTTTTTGCTGAGTAAAATCAGTCATTAAATTGTAAGTATAGGTAAATGTATTTTCAGAATCAAAGTATGTATTGTTTACATAATCTACATTACCGCTAGTAATCCACGTTAAAAAATATGGTTCTAAAATTGAATCAACTTGTTCTTTAGTAAAAATACCCGTATTATAATAACCGCCCAATGTTGCATCAATATCAAAAACAGTACTTTCGTATTGAACTTTAATATTGTTATAAATTCTTCTTTCTAATTCTAATAACAAATCATCTCTAAAGTCATTAAAGGCAACTGTGATACTTCCATCATGTCCTTGTATAACTTTAGTTGGTGTTATGTATGTGTCGTCAATAAAAATTCTTGGAACATACTTTTTATAAAGTCCCAACTTAGTAGGAGTTGAGGGTATAAAATTAAACGAAGTGGTATTATATTCCCGCACTTCTAATACATCACCTTCATTTAAATTACCAGAAAAGTTTATGTAACCAAAGGTTTGATTAAATGTATAATCTGCTCCGTGCAATAATTGAACATTATTTTTGTAAACATAGACAGCTTTTCTTGATAAGGTGTCAAGACTAAATTTTTCATTTAATGCAAATGTTTTAATTTGATCTTCAATTTTACAAATTACTTTTTTATATGAGCCAGATCCAATCATGTCAGAATCTGCAAACGAATTACTTGCAGTTTTAATTCTGCTCATTTCTGTAATAATTTGATCTACAAAATTAATTGGGTTTAAGTCATATGCTAATGTAACTGCTAGATTTAAAAAATTATTTCTAAACTGATTATAACTTTTAGCAGCATAATCAATAGATTTAATAACATTGATTTCTTTGTCGCAGAGCAACATTAGTGATAATGCAGAAATTCCTTCGTGCTTTAATAATCTTCTGCCGTATTTTTGAAATCCTGAAATATCTCTAATATTACTATTGCCCGGATATAATCCAGTAAATCTTGTATCGAGTTCAAGCATAGTTCCTAAATGATCTAAAACTTGACCGTAGGTAAAAGATGTTAAATCTTGATTTAAAGGGTTTTTTTCTAATCCAACAGGAATTTCATAATATCCCTGATCTGGAGTTGCATCGGTATATACTTTAATTGTTATAACATCATTAACTGCAAAATTATTCGCAAATACAAAAGTTTGATTTCTATTTCCAGTTCTTGTAAACTGATCTTTAAATAAGGAACCGTTTTTGTAAAAAATAATTCTTTCAGTAGTCGACTCGTTCCAGTTGACACTGTTAAATGTAATTGATTTAGTTACCGATGTTATTACTTGACTATCAATTATTGGTTGTAAGAATTCTTTATCCGTTTTAATCCAAGTATTAGAATAGACTTCGCCGTTTAAAGTATTAAACTTTAAAAATCCGCTAGAAATTTTTAAAGTTTTAACTAACTGATTTTGATAGGTAAAAGAATCAACATCCCAATTTATTTCAAATAAAACGTCGCCAATATTATCAATATTAAGATAACTTAATGAAATTCCTATTTCAGAATCCACAATACCGTTGCCGAGTTTATAACTTAAAATTGTTGTTCCCTTAAAATTTGTAACAGGATATTTGGTAGAATTTCCAAAAGAAACTTTGTCAGAATCAAACACATCAAATAACGGACTTTGATTTACTGCTGTTTTTTCTTGACTCTTTGACCAAGCAGTTCCGTCATAATGAAACATCTTTCCTCTATACTTTTTACCTTTGTTTATAAGAACACATTCGCCAGATTGACTAACTGCATCACTGGCTTCAACTAAACTAATTTGTCTACCAGTATTGCCACTATATTGTGTTGATATAAAATTAACAATATAAATTTTATTGTTAACTAGAGTATCTGTATCGGCAGTAACTAATAATCTTGCACCATTGAATAGTGCCTCTCCGTCAATATTATAACCACTAGTTCCTTCGATAACACTGAAAATATCAGATGTGTAATTATCTATAAAATCAACTGACTTTTTAGAGGTAGAGCCGTGATTAAACAATTGAATATTAGGATGATATTCGATAATTGGTCTTTTTGCTCTTGATGATTCGTCTGCATCTGGAGACGAATTGTTAAGTTGATGAGCATATTCTATAACACTTTTATGAAACCATCTATTTGACCTAGACCAAGGATTATTATCATTACTAGCACGATTTGAAATAATATAATCTTTTACGCCAGGGTAAAAAGCTGCTTCATCAAAAGGAACGGTATCAAATCCCTCGTTATCAAAAATTATTTCAGGTTGATTATTAGAAGTAATTGGCGGGGTCAAATCGTCAAAATTTATTAGATTAATACCTTTACCAACACCTTCAATTATCCAACGTCCAGAATTATATTTTTCAGGATATGTTTTACCTAAAAAGGAAATCATTAAACCATTAGTAAATTTTACATTATTACTACTAGTGTAGGCTAACTTTTGTAAGATTTCTTTTTCAACATCTATAAATGTATTTTCTGTAATATCCTTGATAATAAATTGGCCTGTTCGCAAAGGCTCTTGATCGCTGACATAATATAGCATATCAGGAGAATCTACAGGTACTGTGAATGTAACAGTGCCAACTTCAATACCGTTATTAATTACACCTTTATTATAATAGTTAACATCTATTAATTCAGTTAATTCCCAATCTTGTGAAAATTCATCAATAGTACTGCCGTCACCGTAAACATCGACTTTTGCTTTCCATAGTTTATTATTAAATTCAACAACGTCGCCCGGTTGGTAATTCATTAATGGGTTAAATTCTCCCATTACAAGATCTACTGAATTTGTTGTTCTAATTGAAAATTTATTTCTTGGAGAGTTAACCTCAAACTTATAAGTTTGGCCTCTATACAAAACTAATTTGGGATTAAATGTCAGTCCATCTGGATAAAACATCCATGACGGGACATCGCCTGTGTCATCAGATCTAACTCTATAAGTCGATTCTATCTGTTGTGCTTGACCTGCAACAGCTACTAAGGGCGGTCCATTAACCTGCCAGTAATATTCTCTAAAATTAACAAATTTATCCCAGTCAATGGGAGGATCCCACGAGTAACACTGGCTTTGCGTAATTAAATCATCTCTTTCTAATTTATTAAAAAAGAAGTTTAATTGATTTTTAAAATCTAAATAATCGTAAAAATTGTTTACTGATCCGTTGCCGTCAGTAACAACCACTCCTGGTTCTAACTGATATCTACTTCTTAAAGTATTATCAGTATCAATATAAATGTCATTGCCGTTATAACTTTTACCGTATCTTCTCCCAATAAATCCAGAAATTTTTTCTAAAACTCCGGGCTGTATTAGTGGGTCAAAAACACCACCTAAAAATTTACTGTTGGCATCTGTCTTAAAAACAGAAGGAAGAAAATCCGTTGATCTTCTTATTGGTAATCCACTTTGATCAAAAACTTTATCTGTCATTTTATTGGCTCGTATTACTAATAACTGAGGTAGCAGCTAAATTTAATTCTGCTGCGGTAATGCCTGTTACAATTTCTATATCATCCACTGTTGCTGCATTGGTAAAAATTTCATCTTGGCGAGATTGTATTTCAAACAAGCTTCCAAACTCTTGACTTATTTGTCTTGGAACAATAACAAAATTACTAATATCAGGAGATACTGAGTTAATAACATAAGTTGCTAATTCACTAAAATAAAACTTATCTCCAAAATCCCAACCGTCAACATTAAAAAATTCATTAATAGCGCCAATAATTCTAACCTTTAAATCATTATCGCTAATAGTTTTATTAGGATTTTTTACAACCTTAAACTGAGCTCTAAACTGAGAATCTGCTTTTGCTCCAAACAATGGTTTGAATTGTACGGGATGATAGATTATTTCATCACTGACTGATTTAATAGAGCTTAGTTTAGATCCAAACTGTGTTCTTAATTCATTACTGTTTGGTGCTACTGGTTTGGTCCCGTCATTTCTTAACCAATTTACATAGGCAATTTCATAGTTTTTTGTTAATAGATAAACATCGATAATATTACTTACACTAGGATCAATTCTTCTGTCTACTCCTGCATTATGGATGTATTGAAACTTTACTGAGTTTCTTCCAATGTTTGCTCTATAAGAACTATCAAGTTCAAAAGTTTTACTGCCAGTGCTGGTTTGAATAACTCGTTTGACTACTTCTTCAGACTGATCATAAAAATATATTAGTTGTCCAACATCATAGGCATTAATATTTCCTATCTCATTAGCTGTTTTGTCCTTAACTAAAATATTTCCATCGTCGCTACTTTCTATGTATTTGTAAATTTCTGCACCATATTCGTCGATGGTTCTTTGAAAAAATAGATATTTTAAATCTTTATCCTCGCCAGCAACTATTTCAAATGCATCTGGATTATCAATGATCCCGTCATCATCAGAATCAAAAAATCCCAATTTTATAGAACTAGTACTTTGATATCCATCATTAAATCTTACGCTGTCTCTGATTTCAAAAGATATATCCTGTTTTAAAGGTGTAATTTTCGTATAATTAGAATTAATTCCAAGTATTTTAATTTGATCTTTAATTACTGCTGCATTTTTTGAATCATAAATTTTTTCTTGATTATCAAAATAAAATCTATTTTGTTCTAAACTTTCAAAAATATAATCAAGCTCTCTAATATGAATTGAATACTGAACTCCTGTATAAACAAACGCAACTATCCAAGATCCATCAAGATTGGTCCCAGAAGTATCACCACTTTGTGCAGAACTAAAAAATGTACTGTTAATATTAAGATTTGAAGAAGTAATGATTCTCCATTTTCTATCTTCAATACTATATCTTAAACCAAAATTTTGAAGATTAAACATTAGATTGGTTATTTCGGTTTCCAGTGCTGCATCAAAATCTGTAATAAACTTTGGTACAATTCTTGATATTACAGCATCAGTAGGAACAACTTCACTAAAAGTAATTGGTCCTAACCCGTTCGCTAGTACACCTCGATCGGCATTTGTTCCGTCGCCTACTGTATTAACTACTTTAACCCATAGTCTGTCTGTTTGAAACGGATCATTAACATTTGCTGTAACTAAGACTCCATTTTTAAATGCTTTACCGATTGGAGCTACAAATTTTACCAAAGAACCTGCTTCAAAAAATCTCATGTTAGTGGAAGTATAATTTCCCACTTTAATTTTTGTTTGATCGTTGACATTACGAAAATATCCGGTAGATAAGTCTCTATCTTTGGTTACTTGTAGCCAGTGTATATTATTATCTGTAAACACCACTCTATCAAATCTTGTTAGATAAAAATTATAAACACTTGTTGAAGAAATTTCTTTTTCGATTGTGTTTCTTAAAAAATTAACAATCTGCGGACGATTAGAAAATTTAAAAGATAATGCTTTTTCTATTTCGTTTTTATAAATTAAACCATCATCTGCAAAAACATTTACAGTAGAATATTTTCCAGTAGCATCAATAATATCAAAATTACGACTAATACCGCTAGTAGTTCTGTTAACTGCTTTGACTTTTAAAATTTCTTGGGAAGCATCTAATGGAGCTAGATTATAATCTTCCGCAGTAATCATTCGATTTTGTGTATAATAAACTGCAGGTGCTTTTGATCTAATACTTTCGATATCTTCCGATGAGGAAGAATTTGATACCGTATATTTTAATCCTAATGATAGAGACAATGTATTAGAAACACCCCTCTTATTAACATAAGGGATTTCAATACTAATTCCTCTCATTTCGCTTGGGCTTATAGAATAATTTAAACCGTTAGAAACTCTGTAATAAACTCTAAAACTTCCCTGCGGCAAATTTCCGTAAATACCATCACTAAACTGCAAATCAATTTTATCATCTGCCTTAGTTATTACACTATAGATATTTCTAATATTTTTACTAACACTATTATAAAGAATATTGTTTCCAGATAAATTTGACACCTGAGTCCATTGTTCTCCTTGTGTGCCGTTTGCACCTAAAGAAAACAACCAAACATCGTCATTATTAATGTTTGCATTTTCTACAGACACTTTTTCATTTGTAGTTGGTTGAGGAATTGCAAAATCTGCTAACTCCATACTGCCTTGTTTAAACAACAGATAAAATCCTGTATTAGAGCTTGATGCTCCTTTACCGTCTGTTTTAAAAATAAATCCTAGTTGGGATCCGGGTGTCGGCGCTTCTTCTTTAATGATATTTTTTTCTGAATCAATTAGTGTACTTACTAATTCAAAAACTGTAGTTCTTGCAGCGGCTGTTTTAGTAAAAGAAAAAATTGGAACATCTAAAGAAAATGTATTGAACACATATTGCTGAGTCTTAATTCCATCAATAGTTGCTTCGCCTTGGCTTTTTCCAAATTCAGTGTTTGGAGTCATTGCAGAATTTAATATTAAAATAAATTGCTCATACCAATTAGAGTTTGTAGGATCGTTCCATACAATAGTTTGTTGTGCTAGATTCTTTCCATTACTGTCTATTATGGGTTCTGTTGTGGTTATAGTATCAAACTTTAATAACCCTGAAGCTGCTATATTTCTTTTGGCATTATAAGAAAGCATTTTTGCTAATCTTAATACACTCTCTTTTCTATCTGCAAGATCAATGAAATTTTCTCTAGATGCAAGATCAATACGGAATGCTAGACTTTGACCTAAAAATGCAATAACATCAATAAGTGCAAGATATTCACTGCTTTCAATATAATCATTAAAGTCTTCTGGATAGTTTTCACGCAGATAGGTGATCATTACTCTGCGAAGATTTTCAAAGTCGTAGGATTTGAAATCAGCATTCTTAAATGTCTGATAAATTTTTGTCCAATCTTCAGCTAAAATTAAATTATTTTGTCTTGCAGTTGTAGTCATTTTACTGTCCCTATCACATATTTACCCAATAAAATTAAGTGCTATTATTATCTAATAATATTATTTTCTTTATCAAAATTAAAAGTCATGCGTTCGTTAACATTAAAAGGCATATAAACACAGTCTACTTCTATTCTCATTCCTTGATCTGTAGTGTCTATAGTAACTTTAGTAATTGTAATCCTTGGATCATAATTTACAATGTCTTCAACGTCTTTAGTTATTAATCTTTTATTTTCTTCAGTCATTGGTTCAAAAATCATATCCCATATAATTGTACCAAAATCAGGTTTTTCTAGTTTTTCACCTTTTCTAATATGAAAGTGATTTATTAAATCTTGCTTGACAAGATCTATATCGTATAATTTAAATTTCTTTTTAGTTTGCTGACTACTAAATCCTTTATAGGTAAAGAAACTAGAATTGTTATCTCCGGTCGAAGCTTTGTTAATTGCAACGGTTTTTTGGTTATATAATTTGCTAGCCATAGTTAATCAAAGTCCCTATCGGTGTTTTCTTTGGTCCAAATTGTTGGAGCAAAATTTTCGTGTCCTAGCCAAGGTTCGTGCATGGGAACTCTACGCATAATGCTTGACAACGTTTTCGTATCTTGATATTTCTTTTCCCATCCAAGATTAGTATCGTTGATAAAATTCTCTCGTTTATTCAACGGTTGGGCTACTGTAGCTTCTGTAGCTTCTTTGGCTTTTGGACCATTCATATCGATTCGTGCCGCTTGTTCTGTATAATTTTTACCAGACTTTACGTCAGTATTTCCTACGGTAGTAATCTTTGTATCTTTACCAACTTTTAAATCGTAACCGCCTTGAACAGTAATTTTT